GTCTACTGTTCCCCTCCTGCGCGGGCGGCGTCGATGGCATGCTCCAGTGCCTGCAATGTGCCGGGGAGGCCGCGGCTCGCGAAGAAGTCGGCCGCGCCGCACGCTTCTGCGCATGTCACCGGCCGGCGACCGACCTCCATAGCAGAAAGCGTCGCCGGAGACAGCGACATGCTTTTTGCCATGTCGTACAGCAGCGTGCCGGTGACGATCCGCAGCGCGCGCACGAGCATGCCGTACGGCGTCAGCGGATTCGTCAGGCTCGGTCGTTCATCCGTCACCTCGTCTCGCGGCTCCGGCTCCTTGCGACAGGCGTCGGGCACGCCAGCCCATTCGAGTAAGCTGGCGACAGTGACCGGCTCCGGCTGCTGGGTGGCGAGGATGTCAGCGAGCAGCCCGCGAAGCACATCAGCATCCGATGTATAGCCGCACGTGATAGCCGTTTCGATAGCCCATTCGAGCGATGCACGTCGTTCCATGGTCAGCGTCTTACTCATGCTTGGCTCTGTGGATTCGTTCATGATTTCGAGATCCTTGTCATTTGCCCGCAGTGCTGACACTTCGTGCGCGACCGCTCGCCCAACCGCTTCAGCTCATCGTGATAACGCGCATGCAGTTCGTGATAGCGGTGCTCGGCTTGGCTCAGCTGCTTCAGCACCCACATCGGGTTGAGCTTTTCCTTGCAGTCCGCGCACGTCACCTCGGCGAGTTCGTCGTCGATGATGTAGCGCTTGTGCCAGCAGGTATGCGTCGGAACGGTCGTGAACACGCGCTCGTCGCCGAGGTTCGGGCGTGGCTTGACCGGCAGCACTGTCACGTTGTCGTCGATCGTGACCTTCATTGCTTGTCTCCATCGAGAAGGGCGCGGACGGCCTTGATAAATCCTTCGGGCTGCATAGCTGACAGCACATTTACACCACCCGCGCAGATCGTGCGGACATGCTTCGAATACTTGTCGAGGATTGCGTCATCCGTCAGCCCCTGCCGAGTGGCGACCTGCGCGGGCGGGGCGGTGTAGAGCTTGTCGCCGATCTTGAGGCCGTGGCGTTCGACAATAGGCGCGATCGGCCCGGAGCCGACAAAGAAGAGCTGCCAACCCGTACCGATTACTGCCACCGGTTCCGCCGCCTCTTGCTCTGCGGCCGCTGCGGGCTTCGATGCTGCCGCGCGGGCTTGCCATCCTGCGCGGAAGCCCAGTGCGAGTTCGCCGCGCGATTCTTCGATCGATTCGTCGCACGCACCCGTCCGAAGTGCTTCGGCGCTGAGCGGATAGTTGCGTTGGTACCATTCGTCGAACGCAGCACGGCTATCAGCCTGAGCAGTGACGGTGGACTTCAGAGCGCGGATACGATTCGCCGCCTCGGTGGCGAGATTGCCCCCACAGGCTTTCTGGAACCCACTCGCGGCCCTTGCGCTGATGATCCGCCACGACCGCGGCCGCTTCGTCGAGCGCAGCGTTTCGAATAGCCTCAAACGCCGCCCGCTCGTCTGCCGGCGCTGCCGCTGCATCTGCGGAGGGAGGCTGCGGCGGAACGTATTGCGTGAACAGCGCCAGCGTTGCGCGACCATCTGCGTAGGCTCGAATCGAGTGCAAGATTTCGTCGCGTTCGTCCGGGTCATAGTCGTTGAGCAGATCGATAATCGCGTAGGTCGGTTCGTGTTCAGGCAGGCTCTTCAAGATGGATTCGGCCCAGTCCATGCGCGCCTTGAGGTCAACTGGCTTAGGCACCACTCCCGCTACCTCAGTGCGAGGGGCGCGGGATTCGAGCTCGCGATCGATGCAGGTCAGACAGACATATCCGCCCATCCAGTCAATGCGGAGCGGCGTGTGCTTGTGCTCGCCGCAGGCTGCGCATGCGGTTGCCTGCTTGGTCGCGTAGGTGAAGCCATCCGCCCCATTGCCCGTGCCTTCGAGCGGGGCGGAGGGTGCGGGTTGCGTGGCTCGCTGGTCGTAATTCTCCCCATGCTTATCCCGGCAGATGCGGCATGCCGTGTTGGCAGTGGTGTGCTCGCATGCTCCACGCCACGGCGCTGCTTCGTGCTGCTCGACGGGGCGCGTAGCGAGCATCCCAGCCAGCGTGCGCACATGGTCGCTTCCGGGGGCATGGCCCATCGAAACGAACAGGTCCAAAGCGGATTGGAGCGTTCTGCGTTGTGCATCGGTCAGCGCATCAGCGCGGCTATTGTCGGACGGCTGCGTCTCGTAGGCTTCGATCGCGCGGCACATCGCGTCGAAGCCGCTCCCTGTAAGGGCAAAGTCTCGGGCCGCGTCGATGACGGCCCGCGCAAGTTTCTCGTTCACTCCTCTCTCCTTGGCACTCTCGTGCGTTGATCGAGCCTCGATTGTACTGCAATCGAGAAAAATGGTGTTGAGTGATTGAGAATATTTCGATGCTATTCGGCGGCCTGCGGAAGCGGGATGTCGTGAGAGGCTAGTTCCTCGGCTGCCTGCCACTCGCCGGTCTTACGGTGGACGTTGAGCATGCGCGTGGTGCCGCGCTTGGCGACCAGCAGCAACCCGATAGAGCGGTCGTCATCGCGTGGCGTGAAGCCTCTCGTGTAGACGACGATCCGCGAGAACGTCTCGGAGACGAGCCGGCGGCCCTTCATGCGGGTGTCGTAGTCCAGCTCCTCGATACCCTTGACCAGATCGGCCCATGCCTGCGCGGCGCCGGGCGGCGTCCTGGCCGCCGTAGCAAGCTCACGCTCGAGCGCCTCAATGTCGTTGCGGTAGCGCTCGCCCTGCGCCTCGAGGTCCCGGATGCGCTTCAGCACGGCGGCGGGTGCCGCATCCTTGTCGTCGATCAGCATGTCCGTCAGGCGCTCCACCTGCGCCTCGACCTCGTTTGCGCGCTGGCGTGCCCGCACGAGCTTGGCCGAAATTGCCGTTGCGCCGCTATCGCCTTCGATCAGGCTGGTGAGGTTCATCTGGTCGGCGCAGTAGTGTGTGATCGCTCGCTCTATGGGGCGGGCACTCACGCTGCCCGGCATCGGGCAATCGGCCTCCGTGCTTCGGAAGCTGTTGCACATGATCCGGCGGAAGCCGTTGAGCCGGCGCCCGGTTATTTTCGAGTGCTTGTTGAGGTTCTGCGCCGTCATCGGTTTGCCGCAGTAGCCGCACACGCAGATTCCGATACCGGTAATGATGCCGGGGATTTCTCCCTTGCCTTTCTGGCGCATGCGCAGGTCGCCAATCGCGCGCATCTTGTCGAACTCGGGACCCTTGAGAACGGCCGGGTAGTACCCCTCCAGGCGGAATTCTTCGCCATCTATCTCGACGGTCTTTTCGCCGACCAAGCAGCGGTTGACCAAAATCTTGTAGAGGTGCGAGCTGTTGGTCTTGCTCTTGTCGCTGATGACGAGGCCGCGGCTCGCTAGATGCCGCACGATGCTATGCGCCCCGTGCCCGTCCAGGTACATCGAGACGGCGAGCCGCATCGCTTCAGCGCGCTCGGGGATCAGCTCGAACCGCCCGTCGACCTCCCTCACCCATTGCGGATCGCGCCCGACGCGGATCGGCTTACGGTGGGTTCCCGCTATCCACCCCTGACACTGCCGGCGTATCGCGGCCTTGACGCGCTTGCTCTTGGTGTCCGATTCCTCGTGCGCCCGGATCATGACGAGCAGGCTGTACACGAGGTCCATCGGCTGGGCGCGCAGCTTCTCCCGGTTGTACTCGCGGCCGTCGCTGGCCGTGACGACGGTGATGCCGGCGCCGACAATCTGACTGAGCTGGGCCTGCGCCTGGATGGGTTCCGCGCGGCTCAGGCGATCGAGCCCTTCGACGATGAGAACGGAGCCGGTCGGAACCCGGCCATCCTCGACGGCCCGGAGGAAGGTGCCGAGCGCCCCGCGCGTGACGTGCCGCTGATGGTAGGCCGACAGTCCCTCGTCGCGAAGCGTCAGGCTTGCATCGAGCTGCATCCCGTGTTCAGCACCCCATCGGTGGGCATATTCGAGTTGTCGATCAGCGCTCGATCCAGTAGCTTGCTTCGGATCGCTGAAACGTAAGTAGCTGTAAACTTTGGGTTTTTCCTGCACGGTGCTGCCTGAGTAACATGACAAAAGCGAAAAGTATACATTTCATATCACTAGGCTGCCCCTGACACAACGAATGTATATTTCTCCGCGCGCGAAAGCCGGGCATAAAAAAACGGCGCCGCGTGGCGCCGTGCAGTGAAAGTCGAATTTGCGATGATGCTCAGTGCGGTTTCGCGAGCACACGCAGATGACCTGAGCCTTTCAGAAATTCGCGATACGACCTGATCGCTACCTGCCACACTGCATCCGAAATCGAAGCACCCGCCTCAATCACGCGCCCCTCATCGTCGACTACGGCGAGCCTCGCGGGCCGTCCATCGGCCGTCGCGATCGTAAGCCCCTGAAAGCTCACCGCGCTGATCTCGACGGATGATGACGGGCGGTCGTCGGCTTCTTTTCTGGGCTTCACGGGGCGGCTCCGGGCGGTTCGATAGACTCGATATGGTTAGATAATCTAACCGCCGCCAGAGACGCAACCCCTACCGCGCGGGAATCTGGGGGTTGTACAGGGGCTTCATCGTGCGCGCGCGGCGCATCTCGCGCCAGCGGCGGCGCTGCTCGGGCGTGAGCGCCCGCAGGAACGGGCGGTGACGGAACTCGCTGTGGGTTTTCGGCATACGGCCTCCCTATCGGTTGAACAGCCATGCCGCGGCCGGATCGGGCCGCGGCATCCAGTCGTTGCGCAAGTGCGGGTTGGTGAGCAGGCGGTGCTCGAGCTCCTGCCGGCGCCACGGATCACTGAGCTCAGCCTCTCGCATGTCGGGATCGGAGCCGGCCGCGTAGCGCTGGTTTCGCCGGCGCGACGCAGTGCCTTTCCGGTGGATTCGCTTGTCGCGGCGCAGCTTGCCGAGCGCCGACTCGACCTGCTTCGGCGTGACGTCGGGCAGTTTGCTCTCGATGTCCCGCACGTGTTGCGGGCCCTCATCGACCAGGATTCGCATAATCCGCGATCGGATGCTTGGGCTGTTGATCGTCCAGATCATTCGGCTGCCTCCAGCGGCAGTTGCTCGCCGGCCGGCGCCTGATCGGCGGGCAGGCCCGCGGCGGCGGCGCGTGCGACCGGCTCGGCGGTGCGCGCCCGGTTCACGATGCCTGCCATGCGCGACGGGCGGCGCTGATCCTGCTCGGCGCGCTGATCGGTGACGGCCGGCGTCGCGGGCGCGGGCGCGGCCGGCGCGACCGAGGGCGTATCCTGCACGATCGCCGTGGCGTCGACGCCGCGCTGATTGAATGCCTCGAAGCCGGATGCCTCGTTGTCGTGGTCGATCACGCGGTCGAGGCGGTCGGAGCTGGCCGGCAGGAGCTTCGCACCGCGCTTGATGACGCCCTTGATCGCCATCTGGTCATACCACTTCGTCCACGGGCTGTTGGCGCCTTCCGCGTTCTTGGACGCGAGCCGGGTCTTTTCGATGTCCCGGCGCGGCATGACCTCGCGGCGAACCTCGCCGTTCGAGAGCTTCACGATCATGTAGGCCGCGACGACCGGACCGGGATCGTCGTCGCCCAGATATGGCTCGTGCTCGATGCGCGGATCGTCACCACGCACGAACCTGAAGTGATCCTTCGAGTACACCGCGGCGGCGTCGATGTTCGCGACCTCGCCCGAGTTGCGCATCACCTTGAGGATGCCGCGCACCATCGGGAGGTACTGCACCATCGGCACCCATTCCTCGATCAGGCGGTTGTTGCCGTCGCGCACCTTGACCTTGGTGTTGTAGATGTTCAGCACGGCCTCGCGGCCATCCGGAAACAGGCCATCTTGCGCCGCGCGCATGCACGCGTTCATGAGGGACTGGCGGTTTGCGTAGAGCAGATCGGGGTTCATCTGCACGCTGGTCAGCACCGTGCGGATGAAGCGATCGACGTCGATGTCGGGCGGGAGCGCCTTCTCGATCTCCACGCGGATGCCGCGGTTCAGCTTCTCGCGGAACTCAATGTAGGGGGTCGGCTTTTGCTCGGCCGGCTGCTGCTCGTTGCTCATCTGCTCGCTCATTTCTCTCTCGGGTGGTGGTGTGGTGCGGCACGATACCGCACCACGGGGTTGCGTCAGGCCGCGGCCTTCTTCTCGGTGATCCGCACGTTGCGGAACGGCGGCACAGTCGCCTCGATGTGCGCGGCCGGGATTTTGCTGATCGAGATCGTCACGCGCTCCTGCGCCTCGCGGTCATAGGCGCGGAACGATTCCTTGTTGGTGCCCGCCGAGATGCTGAAGCCCGCCGCGCGCACGGTCTTTGCCGCCTCGATGATGGTCAGCAGCTCGGCCTTCGCCGCCTTCTTGCGCTCGCCGGCCGCCTTCTCGTCGGCGCCCGCCGCCTTGTAGTCGCGGCAGAGCTCGAACACGCGCGGATTGTCAGTCAGGTCGAGCGTGCTGCCGTCGTTTTCGAGGTACAGCTTGCTGATCGTGTCGGCGTCCTTCGTGTAGTTCGGCTCCGGCGAGACGCCGGCATCGACGCGGGCCCAGAAGTTCGCAACCCGCTCGACGATCAGCGCGCCGACCTCGCCGTCACGCTCGCGGATCACGGGCTTCGGCGTGTTGCCGCCGACGAGCGGCGCGATCAGGCTCCATTCCAGATCAGCGACCTCGAGCTGGTGTTGCACCTGGAATTCGATGTGCGGCGGCGCTTCGATCGCGTCGCCGTCCTCGATCCACGAGCGGCGGAACTGGAGCCCGTCGACGTTCTTCACTTCCATGATGCCGGGCCCGTGCTTGTCGAACATCTCGCGCGCCTCGTTGTGCTCGTGGCCGGGCACGATGCCGATGATCTTGAAGTCGAACGACGAGCCCATGCGCAGCGATGGGATACGCATGTACACCTTGAACGGCTCGACGATCAGGCCGTAGTCCTCGGCGATGCCGGCCGCGATCGCGTTTTCGAGCCGCGTGCCCCACTTCATCCGCTCGTTTTCCTCGAACTCCTTGGAGAGGCGTCCGGTCTTGAGCTGGTGCAGCTCGAATTCGGTGAAGTACGGCGACGCTTCGAACAGCGCGGCGGCTTCGGTGGACGTCAGGTCCTTCGCGCGCATCGCGAGCCATTCACGCTCGCTGTTGAAGGTCAGGGTTTCACGGGTCATCTGCATGGCTGCTCCTGTATGGTGTCGTATGGTGCGGTATGGTGCGACGCCAAACAGGCGAAACACCCGGCCGCATGCCGCTACCGCGTAATTGCGGCGCGATTGCATTGTAAGACCGGGTGTTTAGATTTTGCAACCAGATTTTGCGACTGGCTGGGGATTAGAAACGGCACACCAGCAGGGGTGTCGCCGATTCGAGCGGCACGTTCTCGCGCGAGTACGGCCCGGACAGATTGAACGTTCCGTCCCGATAGCCGCGCTTAGGCGTCGCCACGACGGTCGGGCCGTCCTTGATCTTGCAGAGGCTGAAGCGGCCGAAGGATTCCGGCGTCACGTCCCCGTTGGGATGAAGGAAGGCTACCCAGCCGTCTTGCCACGCCAGCGGGCTATCCGCGGTCCTGAACTGGATCGCGACGCATCCATCGGGCAGGTTCGGCGGCGCGTCGGCGCGCTCGACGACATCCTTCCCGTGCAGCGTCACGGAGCCGTCTTTCCCGACAAATCCGATGACGTTAACGCGCTTACCGGACGTTGGCCGAATGTCGACGCCGGCGGCGACGGCTATCTCCGCGAGCGGCACGCCAAAGATCTGTGAGAGCTGCGCCGCCTCCTCGAGCTGCATCTTGCGCTGACCGCTCAGCGTGAGGCTGAGCTGGGAATGTTGCATGTCCATCTTCTGCGCGAGCCCGCGCATGGAGAGCTTGCGGCTCTCCATCAAATTGAGGAAATATTGTTTCTTCACCTTTGCCATTCACGGAACTTCTTTCATGGTGGTCTGACTTAAGCAACATTCTATGGCTTTTGCAAACGGCATATGTGACATGTGGTCGATAGTCGCACCATAACGCATACCAACTACCAAATCAGCCGCGGACATGGAAATCAATATCGAAAAGGACATCACTCCGGAGGCGGCAAAGGCCCTCCGGCTCGCGTCAGGACTGACGCAGCGCGCGTTCTGGGTGAGCGTGGGGAGCAATCAGGCATCGGGGCACTGGTTCGAGGTCGGGAAGCGCAAGAGCATCCCGAAGCCGATCCGGATGTTGATCTTCCTGCGCTACGTGGCAAAGATCGCCCTGGACATCAGCACGCCGGAAGGCGCCGCAGCGATGATCCGCGCGGGCCATGAGCTGTCGGCGAAGCTCGAAGCCGAGCGCGCGAAAGCAGCGGCCGAGGAAGCTGCCCGCGTCGCTCGCGAGGCGGCCAAGAAGGTGAAGAAGATCGCAGCGTAACGAACACTGGAAGCGTTGAGCATTGGCAGGCTCCGCGGATTTGAAATCCGTCATACGTGTGAGCGTATTGGGGGTTCGACTCCCCCCGCTTCCGCCAAATTTATTCCTATGGCTACGGCAAATCCCTCCACCGACATGCTCTTTTATGGGCTGTATCGGATCGGTGAAATCGACGTTTGTTTGACCACGGGTCGCGTAAGCAACCCGAAGACCGGAAAGGTCTACGATCGCATCGGGGCTGAAGGATACATCGAAGTCCCGAAGAAGATCGACAGCGTTAAGTTTGGCATCCTCGCGCATCGGCTTGTTTGGATGGCCTCGAATGGTCGTCTCGTTCCGGAAGGGTTCGAGATCAATCATGAAAATGGGATCAAGCCGGACAACACGCCGAATAATCTGGAGCTGACTACCGGATCGGGCAACATAAAGCATGCGTGGGACACCGGCTTGATCGATCGCGAGTCCCGCTCGATGTACGACAACGAAGTTGTAGTGGACGCTCGCCGGGCTTTCGAACGTGGCGAGTCGGTTCGAGCGATAGCTCGTCGCATTGGGGCACACCGCACGACGGTCCGCTCTTGGGTGCGCGGCGAAAAGCGCCCGATTATTTGACCCTCGCGCGGGCGACGCACTCCACCCATCCGGAGCCAGCCAACCCCGCGCATAAATCGGCCGCATGATAGGGCGGACGCACGAACCCGTAACGTGCAGAGCGGAGAACGGGAGGAGGAATCCTCCACGACCGCATGTCCCGTAAAAAGGCCGAAAGGCTCGGGAACGCTGAACCGCAGCGGCTATGAGGACCGGCGCCGGGCCGGTCGGAATGCGGATCACCCGGCGCCTTCACGCATGGCGGTCGGCGCAGATCAGCCCGTCCTAGGCAACGTCGTTAAAGTGGCGTCGGCCGCCAGTCGTGAGGGGACGACACGAGCACGCGTGAGGAACCCGGAAAAGCACCCTCTGAGTGCGACGACAGCGTGGCGCCTGGAACGAAAATGGCGGCAGTAGCTGGGCTGTTCGGCAAATAAATCTCATGGTTTGCACCGGCAGGTTGGCGACAGCCTCCCCTCAACGAGTATGGCCCCGGTACACAAGCCGGCGAGCGGGTGCGAAGCCCGCATTGTGCGGCACCATCCTGCACGGTATGGTGCCGATTCCGCACCACTGGTGCGATTTGCGGCCCGACCGCTTTTCAATATGCGCGGCGGGCTTAACCTATCTCAAGGAGCCGTATGGCCTCCAAAAACAGTCGATCTCCTGCGCCGTGTGCAACGGCGCTTTCATGCGCTTTCCGTGGCACATCAAAAAGGTAGTCCAAAAGAGTGGTGTCTGGCGCTGCCGCTCCTGCGCAAACACCGTCATGAACAAGGCTCGCGCCAAACCCGAGGGCGCCATACGCGTCGTCAAGGCGAGCGGATACGTCGAGGAGAAATTCGGCGGCAAATGGGTTCGGCAGCATCGCCTCGTCGTCGAACGCCAACTCGGGCGACCGCTTCGTGATGATGAGGATGTCCATCACAAGAACCATACGAAGGGCGACAACGATCCGCGCAATCTCGAACTGATGGATCATGGCGAGCACACGATCGAGCATCACACCGGCGCAAAGCGCAGCGCGCTGACGGCGAAGAAGATTGCCGAACGTGCGCGGAGCCGATCGAGCCTGCTGGCAAGCGATGTCGCCGAGATCAAGCAGAAGGTGGCAGCCGGACAGACGCAGAGAGCTGTAGCGCGGTCGTATGGCGTCTCCCCAATGACAATCAACCGCATCATCAACGAAGCAACTTGGAGGGAATAATGGCAAGCGTAAACAAGGTAATTTTGGTTGGAAACTTAGGGGCCGATCCTGAAGTCCGTTACCTGCCGAGCGGCGACGCGGTTGCGAACATCCGTCTCGCGACGACCGATCGATACAAGGACAAGGCGAGCGGCGACATCAAGGAGGCGACTGAATGGCACCGCGTCTCGTTCTTCGGTCGGCTGGCTGAGATCGTCGACGAGCACCTGCGCAAGGGCGCATCTGTCTACATCGAGGGGCGCATCAAGACGCGGAAGTGGCAGGATCAATCCGGCCAGGATCGTTACACGACCGAGATCGTCGCTGACCGCATGCAGATGCTCGGCAAGCCGGGCGGAAGCCGCGACGACAGCGGCGACCAGCAGCAGCGCCAGCATGGCGGCCAGCAGCAGCGCGGGGGCGGCCGAAACGGCTATGCCGACGCGACCGGCCGCGCGCAGCCGCAGCGTACCGCGGAGCAGCGCGGCGCGAGCGGCTTCGATGACATGGACGACTCCATCCCATTCTGAGGTAATCATGCCTGATGAAATCGACATCGCAAACGAGCAGGCCGAACGCATCCTGCATGCGCAGATCGAGGCCGCGCGCACGCGGCCGGCGCTCCCGCAAAATCTCACCGAATGTTTGAACGGTTGTGGTGATCCGCCCGCGCCGGGCGCGCGGTACTGCTGCGCGAGCTGCCGCGACGATCACGACCAGCGCATGCGCGTCCGCCGCGCTCAGGGGGCGGCATGAGTGAGGGCGCGGTAATGGGTGCCACGGGCACCATCAAGACGATGGCGGACGGAACGTTTCGCCTCGTCGTCGACATCGAGCCGCGCTACGCGCAGCAGGCATTCGCGCTGTTCGGCGCGCCGGGAACGCCGGTCGCGCTCGCACGGCTGACGAGCGAGGCGGCTGTCGCGCAAGACCGCGCGCAGCAACAGGCCGCAGCGTCGCCTGAGCCCGAGCGGCCAAAGGGCGGCCCGCTGGCACGCTTGGCGGGGCAATGGTGCAACGACCCGGACTTCTGGGCGTGGCTCCGGTCGCACGGGCGGCCCTGCGACAACGCCGACGACGCCGCCGTGATCGTGCGCGCCACCTGCAAGATCGAGAGCCGCGCCGAGCTCGACAGCGACGATCGCGCTGCGCACCTGTTTCAGGAGCACATTCGCAGCCCGTTCATGCTCTGGCGTCGTCGGGAGGGACGGTGAAGAAATCGGCCCTCCTCCGCAAGACGCCGCTCGCGCGCGGCACGTCGACGATGAAGCGCACGACGTTCGCGCGCGGCTCCACGCCGAAGCCGCGCCGCGCCGGGCCGCCGAAGGTGCGCGACACGCCGCGCCCGCGCATCGTGCCTACCGCGCTCGCGCGCGAGCACATGGGCCGCGTCGCCGAGCTCGGCTGCATCGTGTGCCTGAACATGCGACTCGGCCGCTCGCCGGCTGAAGTGCATCACGCGCGCTGCTATGCCGGCGGCGGCCAGCGCTCGAGCGACTTCCACACGATCCCGCTCTGCCCCCTGCACCATCGGCTCGGCGGCGCCGGCGTCGCGCTGCACGCTGGCCGGCAGAGCTTCGCGCGCAACTTCGGAACCGAGGCCGAGCTGCTGCTTCAGGTGTTGCGCATGCTCGGCTTCGCGATCTTCCTCGAACAACTGGCGCGGCCCGACCTGGGCGCGCTCCTCTACCCTCACAAGGTGGCTGCATGAAAATCGCAATGGGGAAAATCCCAATCCGCATTGAACTGGACGGCCCCGCTGTCGGCGACGTGTATCGCGCGAAAGGTGGCCGCGGCACGACAAAGTTCTTCGTGATCGCCTCCATCGTCGGGAACATGGCGCACGCGCTGGGGATCGACGGCGATGGCGTGATCGTCAGCACGACCAGCTACGGCGTGGACACGTTTGCACGGCGCAATCTGGTCGCGCGCGTCCCCGGCATGGCAGACCTCACGCTGAATCTCGAATGGGAGGAGCTGTGAGCAAACGTTTCGGGCGCAATCAGCGCCGCCGTGCGCGCGAGCAGATCGCCGCGCTGGAGAGCCAGGTTTCGAACCTGAAGGCCGCGCTGTCTGCGCGGCAGGAGCAAATCGCGCAGATGGCGAACGAGCTCGCAGATTGTATCGAGTATGAGCATGCGGTCGCGTCGATGGTCGGGCACCTGTCGATCGCGGCCGGCGAGCCGAGCTTTCTCGGCAACGTGTTCGACGGCATGCGGCTCGTGCCGCAGCGCGCGGCGGCAGCATTGAAGGAATACGGCCTTCATGACATCGAGGAGGTCGTACGCACCGAAACGCTGCGCCTGCTGTCGATCGAGACGGTAGCCGAGCCGATGCGGCGCACGATCCTCGTCGAGACGTCGCTCACGGGGCGCCGCGCGGCATACGCAGTGAGCGAAACCGCGCTTCAGATGCCGCGCGACGCGATCGCCTCCATGTTGCGGCGGCAGGTCGCGGCGGCGCTCGTCGAGCTGCTGCTGCCGCCGGCGAGGCGTCGCGGATGAGCGCGCCCTCCCTCGCCGCATTGCTCGGCACCGTGAAGAAGAAGCGCGCGCGGCGCGCGGCGAACCCTGCGCCCGTTCTGCCGTTTGAGAGCGGATATTTCGTGGATGGCGTCCCGCCGGAGCACCGCGTCATCGGTCAGTGGCTGCGCCTCCCGCTGCATACGAACAACGGCCTAAACGCCCGTGAGCATTGGGCGGCGCGCAGCCGGCGCGTGAAGAAGGAGCGCGGCCTCGCGGGAACCGTCGTGCCGAGCTTCGCGCTGCCGTGCACGGTGACGCTCGTGCGCATCAGCCCCGGCCTGCTGGACGACGACAACCTGCGCGGCGCGCTGAAGGGCGTGCGCGACGGCATCGCCGACCGGCTCGGCGTCGACGACCGCGACCCGCGCGTGACGTGGGTGTACGCGCAGGAGCGCGCCAAGGGCTACGCGGTGCGCGTCGAGCTGCGGCCGATTGTGGCTTGACCGGTTCGATTTCATGACCGCTTATTGCAAAACAACACCACGGTGATTCGAACCGTGGCACAATTAGGTCCGCCGCGCGCGCTGCGCGGCACAACTCCTTGGCGGGAGTTTCAACGGTAAGGCTAACCCTGGTCCGTGCGCGCAACCGGCGCGTCCGCCAACGCTCCTCTCGGGGTGACGGACCAGGGTTAGCCTTCTTTGTTTCGGAGGCTGTATGGATGCGCAATCGCAAAATCGCATCGTCCTTGACCACCTGAAGAAGGTCGGCCCGATCACCCCTCTCGAAGCGCTGCGCCAGCACGGAATCCTGCGCCTGGGCGCGCGCATCCACGAGCTCCGCGAGAGCGGGCACAACATCGTCACCGAAATGGTCCGCGTGAAGGGTCGCAAGGGCGCGAAGCCCGCGCGCGTCGCGCGCTACTCGCTGGCGAAGGCGAAGGCGGCGGCATGAGATACGGAAGCGTGTGCAGCGGCATCGAGGCCGCGACCGTTGCTTGGCATCCGCTCGGCTGGAAGCCGGCGTGGTTCGCTGAGATCGAGAAATTCCCTAGCGCCGTGCTGGCGCATCATTACCCCGATGTTCCTAACCTTGGAGACATGACGAAGATCACGCGCGCGGTGCTGGCGCGTGAGGTCGAAGTGCCTGACGTGCTGGTCGGTGGCACGCCGTGCCAGGCATTCAGCCTCGCGGGTCTGCGTGAATCCCTCTCGGATGAGCGCGGGAATCTTACTTTGAAATTCGTTGAGTTGATCGATGCAATTGACCATGTTCGGCGACTCGATGGCGCAGCACCGGCCGTCGTCGTCTGGGAAAACGTCCCCGGCGTCCTCTCGACAAAAGACAATGCGTTCGGGTGCTTTCTGGCTGGGCTTGCCGGAGAAGATGAGCCGCTGGTCGCACCAGGGGGCCGGTGGGCGAACGCTGGTTGTGTGTATGGACCCCAGCGTGCAGTCGCTTGGCGGACCCTGGACGCCCAATATTTCGGAGTGGCCCAACGCCGCCGCCGTGTGTTCGTTGTCGCAAGTGGTCGAGACTGGTTCGATCCCACACCGGTACTTTTTGAGTGGGATGGCGTGCGCCGGGATTGTCCGCCGCGCCGAGGAGTGCGGCAAGCCGCTCCATCCGGAACTCCACGCGGCACTGACGGCGGGCGCGATGTCGACCACGCACGAGCAGGACGCAGCGTCGCCGGAGACGGAAGTGGCAAAGCGCGAACTGTAGCGTTGCGTGGACGGGAGGGCGGCGGAACCGCCGAGCTGGGCGGCGAAGTTGCGACGTGCTTGCGCGCGTCGACTGGCGGCGGTGATAAGCCGCATGTGCTGATCGGTTTGGCGGTGCGTCGCCTCATGCCTGTCGAGTGTGAGCGATTGCAGGAGTTCCCGGACGGCTACACCGATGTCCCGTATCACGGCGAGCCTGCTGCTGACGGTCCGCGCTACAAGGCGATCGGCAACAGCATGGCAGTGCCGTGCATGCGCTGGATCGGCAGGCGTCTCGCCGCGGCGCTCACGCGCACCGCACCCAACAACACCACACAAAACGATTTCGAGGCAGCATGAGCCAGCAACGCAAATTCAAAGGGGTATGGATACCGGCCGAGATATGGCTGGACCACTCGCTGTCAATCACCGAGAAGGTGATGCTCGTCGAGATCGACAGCCTGCAAGACGACCATCGCGGCTGCTATGCGAGCAATTCGCACTTCGCCGAATTCTTCGGCCTGTCCATCTCGCGCGTTTCCGAGATCATCAGCGGCCTTGCCGATAGAAAGCTGATTACGGTCGAGCTCGTTCGAGATGGCAAGCGCATCGTGGAACGTCGTATCCGGTTGATTGGCGACCCCTTCGAGAAACCGAATACCCCTTCGGGAAACGCCGCGAACCCCTTCGGAAAAGACGGCGAACCCCCTTCGGAAAACACGCAGGGGAGTAATACAAAAGAAAGAAATACAAGGAAGAAGAAAGATATTGGGGGGTCGCCCGAGTTCGAGCAGGCATGGTCGCTGTACCCGCCTCGGGCCGGAGGCAACTCGAAACCCGACGCCCTGAAGGCGTGGAATGCACGCATCGCGGCCGGCGTCGAGTCGGCGCGGATGTTGGACGGCACGCAGCGCTACGCGGCGTTCTGCAAGGCGACGAACAAGATCAACACCGAGTACGTGAAGCAGGCCGCAACGTTCTTCGGGCCCGGCCTGCACTTCGACGCGGCATGGATGCTGCCAGTCGTCGATTCGCCGCGCATGGGCGGGCGGCCGTCGAGCAACAGCTTCGACCAGTCGCAGCCCGCGGACTACGACGACTTTTTCAACCATCGCCGGGGGTTTGACTGATGCGCGCTGCTGCTGATCTTCTGGGCGGGGGGATCAACCCGCAGTCCTACACGCGCGAATCGATGTGCGAGAAGCACGGCGCTTACACCGAGCGCGGCGGCTCGCTCACCGGCGAGCTGCACAAGGCGATGTGGTTCGGCTGCCCACAGTGCAGCCGCGAGAAGCGAGAGCAGGAGGAGCTGGAGGCGCGCGCGCGCGAGGAGCGCGTGCGGCAGGAGCGCATCGAGGCGCGGCTGAACGCGTCGGGCATCCCCCTCGCCTTCCGCGATCGCACGTTCGAGAACTTCGTCGCCGAGACGGACGAGCAGCGCTATGCGCTCGACGTGGCGCGCTCATTCGCTGAGAACTTCTGGACGAAGCACCTGCCGGCCGGCGACTTCCTCATCTTCGGCGGCAACCCCGGCACCGGCAAAAGCCATCTCGCGCTCGCGATCCAGCAGTACGTGATGCGGCACTCGACGGCCATGTACCTCGACGCGATGGCGCTGATCCGCCGCGTGCGCGCGACGTGGCGCCGCGATGCGCCGCAGAGCGAGGAGGAAGTGCTGCACACGCTCGGCTTCACGGTCGACCTGCTGGCGATCGACGAGATCGGCGTGCAGCGCGGCACCGACGACGAGCAGGCGATCGTGTTCGAGATCATCAACCGCCGCTACCGCGACTTGCGGCCGACGATCCTGATGACGAACCTGAACGGCGCGGGCCTGAAGGACTTCCTCGGCGCGCGCACGATGGATAGATTGTATGAAAGGGGCACCATGCTTCCATTCATGTGGCCGAGCCATCGCCGCAAATAAATTGCATTGACATATCGGCAATGCGGTTAGATAATCGCACCACGATAACGAATTTCATACCGACCATGAACCGACACAATGCCTTGCTGCGCGCCGCTCGCGGCGTGCAACCGATCGACCGCGTTATGGTCATCGCCGCGATCCTCTGGCTCGGCGCGCTGATCGGCGCCGCCGCGTTCGGCAACCAGTTTTGAACCCGCCCCGGCCGGCCGCCGGGATTCTGCGCCGCGAGGCGCAAGGAGATAACTGTGGAAAAGAAACGAGTCGAAATCGCACGTATCCCGCTGCCGGACGAGCTGGGCGAGGCGCTGGGCGCTGCGCTGGGGCTGACCCCGGACACCGAAGATGCGAAGCCGCTCCCGTTCACGGCCGCGGATGCCGAGCAGGCGCGTGTGCTGGTCGAGGCGGCGAAGCAGCCGCGTTTCGAGCTGGGCGATATCGTCGTGCTGCGCGAGCACGCGGACGACAAGTTCAAGTGGCCGCAGCCGGGCGAGGAGTGCATCGTCACGCAGGTGCTCGATACCCCTGTGCGCACCGGGCAGCACGGGTCTGCGATGTGGGCGCAGCCATGCGATTTCGCGATCGCGATGATCAGCCCGGACGGCGAGCTCATGGAGTTCCTGCACGACAGCCGCGACTTCGTGAAGGTCGGTTCGATCATCAACTGATGCAGGCGCCCGGCCGCGCGCCGGGCCGCACCACACCGCACCGCACCGCACCGCACCGCACCACATGAAGGAGAGAGGAATGTCCGATACCGAAACCGCCAAGCCGGGCACCGATATTGCCCTGCTGCCGCCGGCCGAGCGCGCGCTCGTCGTGCTGAAGTCGACCGAGGCGGAAAAGCAGCTCCGCGAGCTCGTCGCGCGCACGGCGCCGATAGGCGCGCCCGTCGACGCGGCGGGCCGCGAGGAGGTCCACCGCGCGGCGATGGACCACAAGAACGCGCGCGTCGCAATCGAGAAGGCCGGCAAGGCCGCGCGCGAGGACGCGACCGCGTTCAGCAAGGCCGTTATCACCGAGGAAAAGCGGCTCGTCGCGATCAACTCGGCCGAGGAGACGCGCCTGTTCGAGCTGCGCGACACCTACGACACGAAGGTTCGGCAGGAGAAGGAGGAAGCAGACCGCAAGGAGCGCGAGCGCGTCGCGGCGATCCGCGAGAAGATCGACGCGATCAAGAACCTGCCGGTCGACTCGGCGGCCGACAATGCCGAGACGCTGGGCGCCACGCTGGACGACCTGCGCTCGTTCGAGATCACGTTCGAGGACTTCGCCGAGTTCCAGGACGAAGCGCGCGCCGCGCGCGACGCGTCGATCGGCAGCCTGACGACGATGCACGGGCACGCGGTCGCGCGCGAGGCGGCAGCCGCGGCGGCGCGCGAAGCCGAGGAGAAGCTGGCGGCGCAGCGCGCGGAGCTGGAGCGCCAGCAGCGCGAGCTCGCCGAGCAGCAGGCAGAGATCGCCCGCCAGCGCGCCGAGCTGGAAGCGGCGAAGAAGCCGGCCGTGGTCGCTGGCCCGAACGAGCCCGAGCCGGAAGTAGTCGGCACGGTGAAGCGGGCGGACGACACGCTGCTCGAATTCGAGGCCGAGCGCAAAGCCAGCCTCAATCCGGCATACGATCCGTTCGACCCCGGCAACTGGCGAGATGGAAACGCGGCCGTCGACAGCTACGAGGTCGACCACGGAACGCACATCGAGCACCGCCCGATTTACGGCGAGCCGCCGATCGGCGCCGACGCCAACGGCGAGCAGGTCGCGATCGTCATCGCATCGGACGCAGCGCCGGAAGTGCGCACGTTCTTCGACGTGGCTGCCGGGCCCGACGAGACTGTCGAAATGGTCACGATCACGCGCGAGGAGTACGACAGTCTCGTGACGCGCTCGAACTGGCTCGAATGCCTCGAAGCGGCCGGCGTCGACAATTGGGAGGGTATCGACGAAGCGCTGCGCCTCAACCGGGAGCGCGTGCCCGCCTGATCGCGCGAGCGCCCCAAAGAAGAACGGCTCTCCGGAAAATCATGTGGAAGGCTGTGAGCCATGACTAGCCCTCTCCGTGTGGAATCGTTGATAGCAAGTCGAGCAGACGTACACCCGTTTCGGGTAGGCGCGCCGGTTCGCTTCGCGGCGAATCTCATCCTTTGTGATGGGCGGCAGTGTGTGTGCCTCCAACTCGTCGGGGTCGAAGATGCCGTTGCACGACCCGCACCGGCTTCCGAGCGCCTCAATGAGCGCGACTTGCCTTTCCATCTGGTCGGCAGTTCGTTTCTTCATGTGGCCCTCCACTGGCTCCTTCCTGTGCAGCTTTCCGTACAGAAGCCGAGCGCGCAGCACCTCGAAGCTATAGCCCCGACCGGCACGGTTGATGACCTTCGCGACGCCGTTCAGGGCCTCCGTGTAGCCATTCGAAATCGGGTGGTCAAAGTAGGCGAGCATTTCCTCCCGCCAGTTCCGGGTGGACGTGAGCAGCGGCATGAAGCTCTTCTTGCCCTTGCGCATATCGGCTGGCACGGACTTCCGCCAGGCGTCAAGGCGCTCCTCAGCTTCGGCGCGGCTCGGCGCGTCGTAGATGTCGTAGAACGCTTCCTTCAGCCCGTAAGCAATCGCCACGTGCGGCTCGTTGTCCAGCCACATCTGGAGGTTGAAACGGCCTTGCTCATCGAGGTTCTTGTAGCGCATCCGGAGCAGCGCCTTGCGCCGCATCCAGTCCCGACCCACGGCCTTCTCTTGGTCCTTGGCCAGCGTGATTCGGATGTCGTCCATGGCGCGGTTGGCCATTCTGACCAGGTGGAACTTGTCGACAACGACCGGCAGCCCAGGGAAGACGGATTGCGCGGCATCCTTGTATGGCTTCCACATGTCGATTGCGAGGCCCTTGACGCCGCCGCGCTCCTTGAACTGATGCAGCCACGCCGTCACCAACGGCTTGTCGCGGTCGGGCAGCATGTCGATAGGAACCCGGTTCACCACATCGGTGATGATGCAACGGAGCTTGCCGTCAATCTGCGTTTCGTCGATGCCAAGCCACTCTGGCAGCCAGGGCGTGTACTCCGCGTTCAGGCGGTCGATGTAGTCGCCGGCCAGGGTTCTGACGGTCTTATCGTCGCAGCCGACGTGCTCGGCGATGCGAGTGAAGGTGTCTCGGAGGCACTGCTCTTCGATGTACTGCACACAACGAGCCGTCATGCGCGTAGCTGGATGGATGCCGCCCAGAGGCTGGATGAATGTGCCCCCGCAGTCGCGGCATCTGAAGCGCTGGGCGTTGGCCTCGATGCTCACCGGACGGCCCCGAATAGGGCTATCTCGAAAAATGATCATTTTGGGGCCGTGCTTATAAACGCGGCCAATTACACCGCATTTTTGGCATGCCTCCGGCAAAACTGTGTAGTCGGCCGAGATGATGTATTCGTCGCCTTCGGTGCGAGTGGCGGTCGGCGTCCAGCCCGGCAAATCAAGGATGTCCGTCATGCGTCACTTCTCGCTTTTGAAAGCGATTACGTTCCGCAGCGCGTCATCGACACCACCCCGATTCTTGAATTCCTGCCACATTTGGTAGTGAGCTTCACAGTAATGCAACTCATGGCCAATCTCGTGCGCGTGGTCGTCGCACATCGGGCGGTCGCAAGTCTTCCCTTTTCCGACCGGGTAGTCGCAAAGGAAGTCTCCGACCGCCGCACAGTCTGCGCAGTGAGGCCCAAAGTCGCCGCACAAGAACATCGTCTTGCCAATGTCGCCGCGGCTCTTTGCCACGCAGTAGTCATCCCACGTCCCGATGTAGCCGATGGTCTTCCAAATCTCAAATTCGGCCCTGGTTGGCGGCTTTATCTTATGTGTGTAGCACGGCATCGCGTTCCCCTGATTCGACGCTTACTTCGAAGCGTGGATGGTGATGTCGCGCTGGTTGCCGCCGTCGACCTTGATTTCTTTGTTCACGTCATGCCCCTGCCGACGCACCAGCTCGACAGTGAGACCGACGAACGCGCCAGTCAGGATGGACAGGACGTCGGAGACCGGTGCCTCGTCCAAAGCCGCCTCAATCGCAGCGCCCAATTTGCCGATTGCACCCATTTGCTCTTTTCCCATGGCTATGTCCTTTCCACACGTTATTCCGAATTATGAGTATACATGCGTATCAGACATTCCACACTTTATTCCGCAGAGCCAGAAGAACGGCCGGGTCATCCCCGGCCGTTTTCGTTTCTACTGTCCATTCGCGTCCGCCATGTTGCAGAGCGGCCCCACTATCCTGCACGGTTCCGGCACCGTCGCCGCGTGGGCTGTTCCGCAGAGCGGCGAGTGCGTAATCGCGCGCACCATCGGCGCGGCGCTCGCGACGACCTCACCCCACTCGAAGGGGCTCGGGAAAAGGTAGGCCAAGACGAGCAGCCCGGCGAGCAGCGCGCGGCGCGCCGCAGGGCTGTTGCGTAGCCAATCCGCCACACGTGAAACCATCTTGCCGGCCGCTGCCGGCTCCTCACAGATCCAGGCGCACTTATGGGTCTCGTCGCCGACTTCGAAGGCGCAGCCCATCACGGTCGCGTCGCTCGGCAGCTCGACCCCTGCCCGGTCGAACCCCAGCGCCACGAGATCGCGCACGCGCGCATCTTCCATATCGAGCAGCCGCGAATCGACAGGGAACATCGCGGGGCGCGGCACCCGCTCTACACGACGCAGGCAGTCAACTCCGTTACCCAGCCGCCGCACGACGATACGCACCATCTCCCCGTAGCTCGCGGCGTTGCTCGGGGAGCCGGATGATAGGGGGATAGTTTCGTACATGATGCCCTCTGCGTAATTTAGTTGCTCTGTTGTAATTGCCGAACCATGATACGATTTTCGCACCACAGCGCTGCCGTCGATTAACGAATGTTAATGGGGGCGCCTGCCCAGCATTTCACAGGCCAGAACGCCAACGTCAAGACACACTTCGGGAAAATTCGGAATGTCCACTAAGCAACGGGGAACGTCACGCGAACGTGACAAAGCGAGCGACGATCGCCGCATGACGGAGCGGCAGAAACGGTTCGTCGAGGAGTTTCTTGTCGACCTGAACGGCACGAAGGCGGCGATCCGAGCGGGCTTCAGCGCCAAGACTGCGCAGGAGATTTCCTCGCGGCTGCTCACCAACCCCACCTACGCGCACGTCCAGGAGGCGATCGAGGCGGCCAAGGCCGCGCGCAGCGAGCGCACGAAGATCACCCAGGATGACGTCTTGCGGCACTGGTCCGAGCTCGCGACGGCCGACGTCCGCGAGCTGGTCGAGTTCCGCCGCTTTGCGTGCCGCTACTGCTGGGGCATCGGCCATGCGTACCAGTGGCGCACCGAGCGCGAGTACACGGAAGCGGTGCAGCTCGCGGTCCTGAAGCAGATGCCGCCGCCTGGAAACGAGGGCGGCTACGGCTACAGCAAGAAGCTCGCGGCGAACCCTGACTGCCCGGAGTGCGACGGCGACGGCGACGGCCAGATGGTGATGAAGGACACGCGCAACCTGAGCGGCGGCGCCGCGCTGCTGTACGCGGGCACGCAGATCGGCAAGGACGGCCTCAAGGCGCTCACGGAAGATCGCGCAGCGGCACGCGTCAACGTCGCCAAGCATCTCGGCATGCTCGACCCGAAGCTGACGCTCAAGGGAGACGCTGAGAACCCGCTTCAGATGCTGCTCCAGCAGGTGCAGGGATCGGCGCTGAAGCCGACCGCGCAGCCGGACGACGACGAAGAATAAAATTACTTTGCCATTTCTCCTAATTCGGTTCTATAATCGAACCATACGTTAAGGAAACGCAACCGCCAAGGAGAAAGGAGATGGAACTGAAGGACCAACTGTCGCGTGAAAGCGACGAGCGCGTGCTCGCAACGATCCGCGCATTTTTGACACTGAGCGACTACGGCGTGTTCGGCTCGCACACGCACGCGGTCAACGTCGACCTGCTGCACGTGGCCGGCAATCGTCTGGCCGCCGCGGCTGCCCGCATCGCCGAGCTGGAGGCGAAGGTCGAGAAGCTGGAAGCCGAGAACGCCGGGCTCGCGCTCGACAAGCTCACGGCCGCGCCGCCCACGCCGGCCGGCCTGCGCATCACGCCGTCGCCATACGTCCCCGCAGAGAGTGGCCCGAGCTGGCAGGACTACGACGTCAGCAGCATCAGTGGCGAGCTCCCGCACTTCTCTATGATCCGCGTGGTGCGGAGGGTGTCCGGCGCGGATCGCGATCATCCCGCGTTCGCACTGATCGAGCGCCGCCTGCTCGCCGGCAACCCCGTGGAGGCGTGACATGGCACTCACCCCCGAGAAGCGCGAAGCGCTGAAGCTGGCGCGCGAGCGGATCGCGAAGCGGCAGTCCCGCTACATTTGCTTCGCCCTTGAAGAAGTAGAACGCCTCCATCCGGCCTTAGCGGCCGCATGCGCGGCGCTGCTCAACTACATCGAATCGCAGATCGGCGACCAGTACACCTCCCTCGAAACCTGGCAGAGGCGGAATGGCTTCAGGGCGCGGACCAGTGCGCAGACGCGCCTCGACCGCCTCGCATGGATCGACTGGATGCTCGACGAGCCGAAGGAGGCGCGATGACCACGACCCAGAAAAAGAGCGGCACCCCGGCATTCCCGTCCGAGGGGATTACGACCGGCATGTGGCTCCGCGACTACTTCGCGGCGAAGGCGCTCGTCGGCTATCTCGCCAGCGTTGCCTCGGACTTCGAGCCGGCAGAGCACGCATCCTCGATCGCGGAAGACTGCTACGCGCTCGCCGACGCCATGCTCCGCGCGAGGGAGGCGTGATGCTGCACTTCCACGACACCCTCTGCAAAGCGAACGAGCTGGCCGTGCGGCATGAATGCGGCTTCCGCGTGGAGTTCATCGACGCAGCCGGATACTGCATCGACGCGATACCGAACCCGCCCGCAGGATCGACGCAGCGGTTCGATCCTGATCCGGGTGATCTGTTCCACCCGTTCGCCGCACCGCGCTTCGCATACCGCTTTTGATTACATTGTTATCGAAAGTTATCCACAGCCCCGGCCAAAGGCCGAAGTTATCCACAAGGAGCATCATGAAAGCCATGTCCATCCTCGCGTCGATCATCGGTGCGTCCCGTCGCTTCTTCACGCCCGCCCCGTCGTTCGCCATCAAGCGCATCAAGGCGCCGCGCACGAGCACGCGCTCGACCACGGCCGGCGTGAAGCGCGCGGCGGCGAAGGCCCGCAACGTGAAGCGCCACAAGGCGGCGATGCGGCGGGCAGCATGAGCCGCGTCATCGAGCCGTCCGACGACTGGCGCATGCGCGGCCTGGACGAATGGCTGGGCGAGGTTCGCCCGCTGACGCCCGAGGAGCTGCGCCAGCAGGAGGAAGCGCGGGAGGACCGCGCAGACTGACCAACCGCCCGCCGCGCGCGGGCGCAGGAGATCGCCGTGAAAACCGAGTTGAAGCTGCTGCACGTCATCATTCCGCTGCTGACCGCGTACCTCGAATACACCTGCGTGAATCCGTGGATGCCGCCCGAGCGGCGCGTGTGGGTCTACCGGCGCACGGTCGACCACGCGGCGATCACCCTGCTTTGACCAACCTGCCCGCAGCGTGCGGGCTTTTTCACACCTGATCGCTGACCTTCGATGCGAAGCGCACCACGATCGAGACGACGCGCAGGTACTCGGCAACGTAGGCCGGCACGCCGCCCTTGCCGGTGCCGCCCGTCCGGTCGTTCGTCCACCTGCTCACCGTGTCAGGATCGACGCCGAGGCGTTCGGCAAGGCGTTTCTGGGTCCAGCCAAGCTCGGCGAGTGTGGCGCGCAGTTCGTTCGAAGTCATAGAAATCCCGTTAAAGACGGCCAAGCAACCGTGCCGAGCCTGTACAATGACGATTGTACCAACCCACCAAGGAGAAAGGAGTGAACATCATCAAGACGATCAGCGTCGCGGTCGATGCGGCGGACGGAATGGAATTCAGTCACATGCGGGTGACGTTCGAGGATGGGCGGCAGGAGGCGCACGCCTGCACGTTCCCCGGCGAGTTCACGCCCGAGGCGGCAGCCGCGACGCTGCGCCGGCACGCCGATTGGTTGAGTAAGATCGGGAGGGGCGACGCATGAAAACCTTCTTCGCAGCAATCGGCGCGACGCTCGCCGCCCTGATGCTTCTCGCGATGGTCGGCGCGATCGACATGCGGCTCTGCGTCGGCGCGCCTGATACCTGCAACCCTGTCGACGCCAAACCGGCGGCGCGCACGTCCGCGAAGGTGATGGTATGACAAACGACGAACGCCTGAGCCGTCACGCCCGATCGATGGCGCTGCACGGCACGAGCGTCGCGCTTGCCGCGATCGCAACCGTATGCGGACTGATCGGAATAGCCTTGACGACCTTCGCGATCGCCGGCGTGATCCTGCTGATCGCGTCCGTCGCCGTGTCGCGGTGCGCTGACAAGGTGAGCCCGTACCGGAGGAATGCGCAATGACCATCTACGTCGACGACATGCACCAGTTCGAGATGGGCCGCTACGGCCGGATGAAGATGAGCCACATGATCGCGGACACCACCGAGGAGCTGATCGCGCTGGCGCGCGCGATCGGCGTGCGGCCGAAGTGGATTCAGCACCGCGGCGAGCCGGGCGAGCACTTCGACATCGCGAAGGGCAAGCGCGAGCTCGCGATCGCGGCCGGCGCCGTGCCGATCACCCTGCGCCAGTGCTCGGCGATGTGCATCCGCCGGCGCGTGACAGGCGAGCTCGGCCAGCCGGAGGACGCCGAGGCATGGCGGGATGCGCACATGGCCGCGCGGCGCGCCCAGCTTCAGGAACAGGCCGGCTTGGTCGAGGCGGCATTCGAGCGCGGTCTGGAAACCTAACCAGTGGTGCGGTACAGTGCGACACGACACGATCGCACACCACGGACGATGACCGCAGCATCAACCCTTGAACACGACGACGCGCCGCTCACGGAGGATGAGCTGGCGCGCTGCTTGTCCGACCCTATGTGGCGCATCTGCTCGGGGCGCCTGTACAAGATCATCATCAAGGGCGACGACCAGGACGACGACGAAGGGCTCGTGCTGCCCTTCCGCCCGAACCGCGCGCAACGCCGGCTCCTGCGCCGCCTCTGGCACCGCAACCTGATCCTGAAGGCCCGCCAGCTCGGCTTTACGACCCTCATCTGCATCATCTGGCTCGACCACGCGCTGTTCAACGCCAACAGCCGGTGCGGCATCATCGCGCAGGATCGGGAGACGGCCGAGGCGCTGTTTCGGGACAAGGTAAAGTTCGCCTACGACAACCTGCCCGAGGCGCTGCGCGAGGCGATGCCGCTCGCCAACTGCACGAAGGCCGAGCTGTTGTTCGCCCACAACAACAGCAGCATCCGCGTCGCGACGTCCGTGCGCGGCGGCACGATCCACCGCCTGCACATCTCCGAGTTCGGGAAAATCTGCGCCAAGTACCCGGACAAGGCGGCCGAAGTGGTGACGGGCTCCATCCCGGCCGTGCCGAAGTCGGGCATTCTGGTCATCGAGTCGACGGCCGAGGGCCGCGAGGGCGAGTTCTACAACATCACGATGCAGGCCGAGGCGATCGCGCAGGCCGGCAAGCCGCTCACGGCCCGCGACTACCGATTCCACTTCTTCCCGTGGTGGCAGGCGCCCGAGTACCGGATGGACTCGGCCCACGTCATCATCACCGAGAAGGACCGGCAGTATTTCGAGACGATCGAGGCGAAGCACGGCATCACGATCGATGCCGAGCAGCGCGCATGGTACGTCGCCACGCGCGACGCCGACTTTTCCGGCAACGAGGAACGTATGTGGCAGGAATACCCGTCGACGCCCGACGAACCGTTCAAGGTTTCGACCGAGGGCACGTACTACGCCCAGCAGCTCGCCGCGGCGCGCAAGCAGGGGCGCATCAAGCCGTCCCTGCCTGTCCTGTTCAACGTGCCGTGCTTCACCTTCTGGGACATCGGCAACAGCGACGGCACGGCAATCTGGGTGCTCCAACGCGTCGAGCACGAGTGGCGCGCGATCCGATTCAAGGAAGGCTGGGGCGAGCCGTACAGCTACTTCGTGAAGTGGCTCCAGGGGCTCGGCCTCGTGTGGGACACGATGTTCCTGCCGCACGACGCGGACCACGTGCGTCAGGGGCAGACGACGAACAAGAGCCCGAAGCAGATGCTCGAGGAGCTGATGCCGGGCGTGCGGTTCGAGATCGTGCCGCGCATCGATGACGTGAATTGGGGCATCCAGCAGACGCGCGACGCGTTCCCGCTGCTCTGGTTCGACGAGACGGAGTGCAAGGACGGTATCATTCACATCGAGAACTACCGGAAGAAGTGGAGCGTGCAGCAGCAGCGCTGGATGACCGAGCCCGACAAGACCGGCGGCCACTCCGAAGCGGCCGACGCGCTGCGCCAGTTCGCGCAGGCATACGCTGGCGGCCTCATCAACGTCCGCAAGCCCGCGGGCAAATCGAAGCGCCCGCGTAGCTGGCGCACCGCCTGACTCAAGGAGAGAGCAATGGATCAACGTGCAGTGCCGTGGCCGGCCCGATCGGTCGACATCCGCATCACCGAACAGAATTGCGAGTTCGGATGCTTCTACCTCACTGTTGCCAAGGCGCTTCGGCACATGGCGGATTCGCTTGAGGCGCCCGGCCTTGCATCGGAATTCGAGGCCGCGACGGGAATGGTCGAGCTTCTGCTGGCCTCTCCCGCACGGTCACGATCGAGTGGGCCGGCGCGTCCGTTGTCGATCATCCGCGCGACGATCCCGAGCCGGATTCGCCGCCTATCCGCGACCACATCCCGACCGACGAAGAAATGGCATCGCTCACGCCCGCCGAGCGCGCCGCACTGGAGGAATGACCATGATCGAAGCAGCCCGCCCCGCCATCGACCTCACGCGCTACGCGTTCGTGCGCGAGCTCGGCGACATCCGCCTCTACGGAACCTGGTTCTACGACGCCGAGCTGGACGACGACGATCCGTGTCTGGTACTGGTGCCGGCACACCGGCCGCATGGTGTGGTGCCGTGCTGTGTGGCACTATCGGCCGCGTTCCGTTACACTGATCCGCGCCATCTGGCGGCGGTTTCGCTGCATTTCGCGAAGGCTTTGGGGTTCGACAGCAACATCATGAGCGCGGCGAGCAAGATCGGCAGCATCATCCACGACCACCTGCTCGACCTCATCAAGATGCCCGAGAACCCGACCGAGGCCGTCGTCGGCGCCTCCGCGAACGTGGACTTCGGCGACGGGCGAACGCGCTCCGTCGAGATTCTTGACCACGTGCCGATCGATCAAGCCTGACGGCGCACGCACCGGGAACACTGATGTTCGACCTCAACGACAAAGACAGCACCCAGCTCGTGCCCGCGCGCACCGACGAGGGCGAGCTCAGCCCCGGCGAGGACGCCGCGCAGCGCGAGAAGCCTGCCAATCCGCTCGACAGCGAACAGGCCGTCGAGCTGCACTCGCGCCTCCTCTCCTACTACCGTCAAGAGCTGTCCCGACAGCAAGATAATCGGGCCGAGATGGCAGTAGACGAGGACTACTATGACAATATCCAGTGGTCGCAGGACGAGATCGACGAGCTGAAGGAGCGTGGACAGGCGCCGACCGTCTACAACGTCATCTCGCAGAGCGTGAACTGGATCATCGGTAGCGAGAAGCGCGGCCGGTCTGACTTCAAGGTGCTGCCGCGTCGCAAGGACGGCGGCAAGGCGGCCGAGCGCAAGACCGCCCTCCTCAAGTACCTGTCCGACGTGAACCACACGCCGTTCGAGCGCTCGATGGCGTTTGAGGAGACGACGAAGGCCGGCATTGGCTGGCTGGAATCGCAGGTGCAGGACGAGAACGACGGCGAGCCGATCTACGCGGGCGCCGAGAGCTGGCGCAACATCCTCTGGGACAGCACGTACCGCCGGCTCGACATGGACGACTGCCGGTACATCTTCCGCGTGAAGTGGGTCGACCTCGACGTCATGCTCGCCATCTTCCCCGAGCGCGCGGCGCAACTGCGCGCGGCGGCCGTCGACAACTTCGAGACGTGGGGCACCGACGACATCGACGGCGATGACGCGATGGATTCGCCCGAGTACGAGCGCTCGATGAACAGCGTCACGGCCGGCGCTGTCGCCTATGCGCGCAAGCGCGTGCGCATGATCGAGGCATGGTTCCGGATGCCCGTGCGCGTGCAGCGCCTCAAGGGCCGCAACTCCGACTTCCGCGGCGAAGTGTTCGACCCGAACGACGAGCGGCACGTGCTCGAGGTCGAATCGGGCCGCGCCGTGCTCGCCGTGTCGCCGATGATGCGCATGCACTGCGCGATCATGACCACGCGTGACCTGATGTGGGCGGGCCCGAGCCCGTACCGCCACAACCGCTACCCGTTCACGCCTATCTGGGGCTTCCGCCGCGCGCGCGACGGCATGCCCTACGGCGTGATCCGCTTCATGCGCGGCATGCAGGACGACGTGAACAAGCGCCTGTCGAAGGCGCTCTACATCCTGTCGACCAACAAGGTCCTGATGGAGGAAGGCGCGGTCGACGATATCGACGAGTTCCGCCGCGAGGCCGCGCGCCCGGACGCCGTGATGACCGTGAAGAATGGCAAGCTCGGCGCAGTGAAGATGGACGTCGACCGTGACCTCGCGCCCGCGCATCTCGAGCTCGCGTCGCGCTCGATCCAGATGATCCAGCAGGTCGGCGGCGTCACGGACGAGATGCTGGGACGCACGACGAACGCAGTGTCCGGCGTCGCGATCCAGGCACGGCAGGAACAGGGCAGCGTCGCCACGAACAAGCTGTTCGATAACCTGCGCCTCGCCTTCCAGCAGCACGGCGAGAAGGAGCTCAGCCTCATCGAGCAGTACATGACCGAGGAGAAGCAGTTCCGCATCACGAACAGCCGCGGCAACCCGGAATATGTGACGGTCAACGACGGCCTGCCCGAGAACGACATCACGCGCACGAAGGCCGACTTCATCATCGACGAGGCCGAGTGGCGCGCGACCATGCGTCAGGCGGCCGTCGCCGAGCTGATGGAGGTCATCGGCAAGATGCCGCCGGAGATCGCGCTGACGATGCTCGACCTGCTCGTCGAGAACATGGACATCCCGAACCGCGACGAGCTCGTGAAGCGCATCCGCGCCGTGAACGGCCAGAAAGACCCGGATCAGGACGAACCGACGCCCGAGGAAATCGCACGCGAGCAGGCTCAGCAGCAACAGCAGCAGTACAACGACGCGCTCGCGATCGCGACGCTCGAGGAGCAGCAGGCGAAGGCCCGCAAGGCTGCGGCAGAGGCGCAGGTCGCCGAGGCGAAGGCGAAGCACATCAGCCGCATGGCGATCCGCGAGGGCGTCGGTGCCGTCAAGGATGCGACGGATGCCGCCACTGCGATCGCGTTTATGCCAGAATTGGCAGGGTTGTCGGACGGCATTCTGAGGGAATCCGGTTGGGATGACCCGAACACGCCGCAACCGGCATCGGCAGCGAGCGGCATGCCGCCCGCGCCCGCGCAGCCCGCCCAACCCGCGAATCCTGCGCAACCGCCCGCACCGGGCCAAGCAGCATCCGAAGCGCAGCCGGCGCTCCCGGCTAACCCGCCTCAACCGCCCGGCGTAGTGCCGGACGGCGCGGCACCCCAGCAACCTATGTGAGGACGAAATGAGCGGAACCACCGGATACAGCGACGAAGATTTGGCCGGCCTGACCGACGAGGAGCGCGCGGCGCTTCAGGAAGATGACGGTTCGGGCGATGCGACCACGCTCGGCGATAGCCTGAAGGACGACCCGGACGCGGGCGGCGGCGAAGGTGCCAAATCTGGCACCACGGACGACGCCAACAAGGGCAGCGAAGATGGCAAGAAGTCGGACGACGACGCAGCAGCGGGCAAGACCGACGATGCTGCCGGCGACGACGACGCCGGCAAGAAGGGCGACGACACGCCGGCCGCCGCGAAGCCCACGATCGTGCCGCTGCTGGTCGCCGAAGCGCCGGCGGATGCCGACGCGAAGCTGAAGGAGATCGGCGAGAAGAAATCGACGCTGATCGAGCAGTTCGACAACGGCGACATCACGGCGAAGGAGTATCAGAGCCAGCTCGACGACCTGAACAAGGCCGAGCGGGCAATCGAGCGCGCTGTCGACAAGGCCCAGACCGCGAGCGAGATGCGCCAGCAGCAGGAAATGAATGCGTGGCTGGGGCAGGTCAACGACTTCACGAGCAAGGCGCACCCCGAGTACAGCACGAGCCGCGTGCGCTGGACGGCGCTCGACACGTTCGTGAAGGAGATCGCCGCGAAGCCGGAGAACGCCAACATCGACGGCGCCGAAATCCTGCGTCAGGCGCACGAGATGGTCGTCGCCGACCTGGGCGAAGCAACGCCGAAGGCCGACACTGGCAAGAAGGACGACGGCAGCAAGGACGGCAAGACCGCCAAGCCGCTGAAGGGCGCGAAGATCGAGCCGCCGCCGACGCTCGGCAAGGTGCCCGCGTCGGACAACGCGGACATCGACAGCGGACGCTGGACGGCGCTCGACCGCCTCCAGGAAACGGACCCCGAAGCGCACGAGGAGAAGCTGATGAAGATGTCGGCCGCCGATCGTGATGCCTACCTCGCCTCGCGCGGCTAAGGAGCCGACATGCAGACCTACATCGCAAACCCGGTGCGCGTCTCGGCGACGCGCATCGTCGACGTCGGGATGACGGCCGAGGAGTCGCCGAGCGGCCGGATGGTGACGCCGCTCGCGCTCGAGGATGGCACCAACTTCGTCGCCGATTCCGGCATGACGGCGCGCTACTTCCCGCAGGCGGGCGACTACCTCGTGATACAGGAGGACGGCTACCAGTACCTCAACCCGCGCGAAGTGTTCGAGCGGAAGTACCGCCTGCTGGTGCTGACCGACGCCGACGCGCTCGCCGACCTGAAGGGCGAGCCGCGGCCCGACAATCCTACCTCCTAACCCACAGGGGACCGACTTTGGCACTCAACATCGAACTGCGCGTAGGTGAGAGCGTGAAGATCGGCGACGCGACGATCACGCTCGCCGACAAGTCAGGCAAGATCGCGCGCCTGTCGATCGACGCGCCCAAGTCGGTCCCCATCGATCGGCAGCCGCAGTCGTCCGCGGCCAAGATCGCGGCGACAATGGGTCTGTCCGCCGATCCCACGTAGGTAGGTTGTAAAATCACAACGCTGGTTATAGAATCGGACCAGCGATAGCGCAGGATGTGCGTCGTGAACGTTTAACCACTTCATGAGGCACATCCATGAGCCAAACCGTCATCCCGTTCGGCGATCCGAAAGCCGTAAAGCGTTGGTCCGCCGACCTCGCCGTCGACGTCCGCAAGAAGTCGTACTTCGAACAGCGCTTCATCGGCACGTCCGAAAACGCCGTCATCCAGCGCAAGACCGAGCTCGAATCCGACGCCGGCGATCGCATCACCTTCGACCTCTCCGTGCACCTGCGCGGCAAGCCGACCTACGGCGATGCCCGCGTGGAAGGTAAGGAAGAAAGCCTTCGCTTCTACCAGGACGAAGTGCGCATCGACCAAGTGCGTCACTCGGTTTCGGCCGGCGGTCGCATGTCGCGCAAGCGCACGGTCCACAACATCCGCCGCATCGCGCGCGATCGTCTCGGTGACTACTTCTACAAGTTCACCGACGAGCTGCTGTTCATCTACCTGTCGGGTGCACGCGGCATCAACCTCGACTTCATCGAAACGCCCGACTTCACGGGCTACGCGGGCAACCCGCTCGACGCGCCGGACGTCGACCACCTGCTGTACGGCGGTGTGGCGACGAGCAAGGCATCGCTCGCAGCGACCGACATCATGGCCCCGCTCGTCATCGAGAAGGCCGTGGAAAAGGCCGCGATGATGCAGGCCGAAAACCCGGACGTCGCGAACATGGTCCCGGTCAGCATCGACGGCGACGACCACTACGTCTGTGTCATGTCCGAGTATCAGGCGACGGACATGCGCACCGCAGCGGGCGGCACGTGGATCGACTTCCAGAAGGCGGCGGCGGCGGCAGAAGGTCGGAACAACCCGATCTTCAAGGGCGGCCTCGGCATGATCAACAACGTCGTGCTGCACAAGCATCGCAACGTGATCCGCTTCAACGATTACGGCGCGGGCGCGAACGTCGAGGCAGCGCGTGCGCTGTTCATGGGCCGTCAGGCAGGCGTGATCGCCTACGGCACGGCCAACGGCCTCCGCTTCGATTGGGAGGAAACGGTGAAGGACTACGGGAACGAGCCCGCCATCGCTGCCGGTTTCATCGCCGGCATGAAGAAGGCTCGCTTCAACAACAAGGACTTCGGCGTCATCTCGATCGACACCGCGGCGAAGAAGCACAGCTAACCGCTGACCGGACGGGCCGCCTTCGGGCGGCTCAACCCTGATTCCTGACTGAACGAGGAACACCATCATGACGATTCTGCAAAGCCTCTGGCCTACCCAGCAGCGCACCACGCCGTATGGCGATTGCGCGGGCGATCAGGTCTGCGAACGCTTCGAGTTCGCGCTGCCGGCCGCCGGCCTCCAGGTGGGCGACATCATCGAGCTCGGCGTGCTGCCGGCCGACCACTCCGTGAGCGACGCGGTGCTGATCGCCGACAAGCTCGACACCGGCGGCGCGCCGGCCATCGCGTTCGACGTCGGCCTCATGTCCGGCGACGTCGGCGACAAGGTTTCGGCCCGCACGTGCGGCGCCGAGCTGTTCGCCGCGTCGAACGTCGGCCAAGCCGGCGGCGTCGCACGCGCGACGCTCGCCAGCGCCTTCACGATCGCTCCGACCGGCAACCACCGTTCGATCGGCGTGAAGATCACGGTCGCGGCGCAGACGCAGGCAGCCAACGCCAAGCTGCGCCTGATGCTGACGTACCGCCCGACGTCGTACTAAGCGGGCCCTCGACCCTCTCGCCACGGCGGGAGGGTCTTTCCATCCGTGAGAAAGGAGAGAGAGCGTGAATATCGAATGCATTCTGCGTCGTAAGGGCGGCACCGTCGTCGAGATGCCGGGCAAGACCTACCACTTTGCGCCGACGCAGGACGACGAGCGCCACATTGCCGACGTCAACATCGACGCGCACGTCGAGCGCTTCCTGTCGATCCGCGAGGCGTACCGCATCGCGCGCACGCCGGGCGCCGAAGCCGTCGAGTCGGACGCAACTGCGTCGCTGCGCGGCACCGTGCCGCCGATCGACAACCCGCCGGCCGTGATCGTCGACGCCGCCCAGCTCAAGGTCGCAGGCGCCACGTTCCCGCCGTCGTTTGACGTCAACGGCAAGCGCTATTCGCTCCTCGACGTGACGCTGCGCGCGTTCGAGGATTCGGGCCTGACGCTCGAGGACTGGAACGGCCTGGACGACGAGGCGATCGCGACCAAGACGGAAATCGTGCTCGACGAGCTCGAGGCCGGCGAGATCACGATCGAGGCCACCGCAGTCGCCCCGACGTCGCAGGAAAAGCCGCCGGCGCAGGTGTCCGAGGCTGACGAGCGCGCCTCGCTGGTCGCCGCGTACACGGCCAAATTCGGCAAGGTCCCGGCCGCCAACATGAAGATCGAGACGCTGAAGGCGAAGCTCGCCGAAGGCGCTGCGTAACGCCATGCCGATCGCCGCTACCGACCTCATCGCTCGCGCGGGCAACGTCCTCCAGGACGAGGATCACATTCGCTGGGAGGTCCCCGAGCTGATCGAGTGGATCAACGACGCCGCGCGCGAGACGATCGTGCGTCGGCCGGCGGCCCGATCGGTAGCGGCGGTGCTCGAGCTCGCGGCGGGCACGCGGCAAGCGATCCCGGAACGCGGCGTCGAGCTGCTGGACGTCGTGCGTAACATGGGCGCGGACGGCGTGACGCCGGGCCGCATCGTGCGCCGCGTCGATCGGCAGTTGCTCGACGACCAGAACCCGGACTGGCACGCCGCGCGCGCGAAAAACGTGGTCAAGCACTTCACGTTCGACGAGCGCGCACCGCGCATCTTCTACGTCTACCCGCCGGCCGTCGCCGGCACGAAGGTCGAGACGCTGCATTCCGAGCTGCCGCCCGCGATCGCGGCTTCGGGCGACACGCTCGACATGGGCGCCGAGTACATGAACGTGCTCGTCTCTACATCTGCTACCGCGCGCTGTCGAAGGACAGCGAGTTCGCGAACGGCACGGTCGCCGCCCTGCACTATCAGGCGTTCATCGACGCCGTGACCGACAACAACCAGCAGACCACCGCCAACTCGCCGAATGCGAATAGCGTATGACCGACCTCGACGAATTCCTCACGAAGGTTCTGCCGTTCGCTCCGGGCTGCCCGGAGCCTACGGCGTTCGAGCACATCCGCGCGGCGGCGCGCGACTTCTGCGAGACGACGCGGCTGTGGCGTTTTGACGACACGTTCCAGCTCGGCGACGATCCGAACGTCGTGTGCGCGCCGTGCGGCGCCGTGATCCACGAGATCGAGCGGTGCGACTACAACGGCAAGAAGCTCGACCCGGCGTCGCTCGACTGGCTCGACGACCGCTATCCCGACTGGCGTTCGGACACGCAGCTTTGGACCGGGCAGCCGAAGTGGTTCACGCAGGTCGAGCCGAACACGGTGCGCGTCGTGCCGGCGCCGCTCGAGCTCGGCGGATCGGTGAAGGTGTGGCTTCGCCTCAAGCCGTCCGAGGATGCCGATCAGCTCCCCGACTTCCTCGCGCGCGAGCACATGACCCTCATCTCGTGGGGCGCGCTCGCGAGCATCCTCATGCTGCCGAAGCAGACGTTCACGGACCCGAACATGGCCGTGTTCTTCGGCGGCAAGTTCGACGCGGCGCTCGGCCGCAAGTCGAAGCTCCAGGCAGCCGGGCAGCAGCGCGGGCCCGTCCGTACCAAGGCGAATTTCTTCTAAGGAGTCACCATGTCCGCCGCATCCGACTACACCGAGAACAACGTCATCAACTCGCTGCTGCGTGGCGTCGCCTTCCCGCTGCCGACCAAGACGTACCTGTCGCTGCATACCGCCGATCCGGGCGACGCTGGCGGCAATGAGGTCACGACCGCCGCGTGGCCAGCCTACGTCCGCAAGGATGCGGAGGTCGGCGGCGCGATCGGCAGCGGCTGGGCGCCCCCGGCGAACGGCACGACCACGAACTCGAATCAGGTCATCTACCCGGCGCAAAACGGCGCATCGGCCATCACGGTCACGCATTTCGCGATCTACGACGCACCGACCGGCGGAAATATGCTGGCGCACGCGGCGCTCAATACCGCGCGCACGCTCCAGCCCGGCGACGTGTTCGTGTTCGACGTCGGCTCGCTGACTGTCCAGATGCTGTAACGGCGACATGAACCTCTACGCGCTCAACGTAACCCCGATCAATGGGTGGGCCACGTGGCAGGGCTTCGGCCAAGCCGCGATGTCGCTCGCCGGCGCGGGAAAGAGCGCGAATGTTGTGCTCGGCGCGGGCTCGGCACAGATGGCGTTGCAGTCGTCCGGCAACGGCACGCGGCGGGCGATGGGCTACTCGGTGCCGCAGCTCGTGCTCACGTCGAGCGGGCACGGAAGCATCCGCTCCGGCGTCGGCGGGACGGCCACGCTGATCCTCGCATGGCACTACGGCCAAGGCGGCATTTTCGTTCACCCGCGCGCGAGCGTTCGACTTCAGCTCGATATCGACGCGAACAGCATCATGGGCCGGAGCGGCGTCGGCGCCGCGACCGCCCAGATGTTTGTGCGCGGCGACGCGCGCACCTATCGGCTCATCCACGGGGCCGGCACAGTGTCGATGGCGCTCGACTTTGCCTACCGTGTGAACGCGCCTATCCGCGTGGTGCCGTTTGAACTGGCACCGCGGGATCGTGCGTTCCACGTGCCGCGCGAGTGCCGTCGCATCATCGTGCCGCGTGGAGACGACCGTACGCCCGGTACTGCCAACCTGCCGCACTACCCGGACGGCACAATTGCCTTTGACCTGATCTTCGACGCTGCGCGATACGGCGAGGCGAGCACCGCCAGCGCGATCGACCAGCTCGAGCAGATCGTAACCACTGACATGCCGGGCAATGCCTGGGCGGGAACGCCATGACCTCATCTCTGCAAAGCCGCGTCGAGAAGTTTGACAAGATCGTCACCGATGCAGATGCGTGGGCGCGCGGCGACGCGAACACCTCGGTCGACTTCGGTGGGGGGCCGGTGCGCTCGCCGGCAAAGCTGATCTCTGACCTCGACAGGTCGGTCAACGAATCCGTGAATGCGGCACTGAACCCCGACATTCAACCTGTGCCGGCATCGCTGGATGGCACGGAAACGTGGTCGTTCAAGAAGTCTGGCGCATGGGCGCGCGCGAGGCTGGCGGACATCGCGAACTTTGTTCTTTCGGTCTTTACGTTGACGGTCGGCGCGGCGACTGGGATTATCGGGCGCACGATCCTCGCGGAACTGCTCGACCTTCCTGTGAGCGTGAAGCGCTTCGGCGCAAAGGGGAATGCGGTTCGGTTGCTGGATGGCGCCATGTCCGCCGGCTCGAAGGCATTCACTTCCCTGTCAGCATCGTTCAGCACGTCCGATGTTGGCAAGGCAATTTCCGTTGTGGGGGCTGGCGCCGCGGGCGCAGTTCTGCGCACGACGATTTCCGCATTTGTGAGCCCGACCGCAGTTACGCTCACTGATGCTGCTGCAACGGCCGTGACTGGCGCGGTTGCGACGTATGGTGCCGACGACACGACGGCGGTTCAGAATGCAGTGAACCACTGCGCGCAGACGAAGCGGACGCTCAAGCTCTACTTCCCGTCGTCCGTCTATTACCTCGGTGCCGAGATCACCACGCTCGCGCCGCTGCTCGTATCGGGTATCGACCCGAGCCCCAAGAACGTCGGCGAGACGGACATCGGCGGCGGTTCATGGCTGTTCTTTGCCCACTCTGGCAAGGGCTTTTCTGCCCTCACGACGAATGGTGGATACAAGGGCGTCACGTTCCGCAATATCGGCACCTTTCGCGATCAGCCGCCTGTTGTGGCCGGATGGGCTCCCTACGACCACGACTTCGACTTCTACTCCGATGGTGTGGACGACATTACCTATGACAATGTGCTCGTGCTGAACCCGACACGCGCCTTCCGCGTGAACCGCACGAACAACGGCCGAGCCACGTTCAACGTGCGCGGCGATCCGTTCAAGATCGGCATTTCTATCGACCGCATGTATGACGTTTCGCGCTTCGACGTGCACTTCTGGTCATTCTGGAAGGACGACCCGATCCTGTGGGCCTATAAGCGCGCGAACCTGCTTGGGTTGCAGCTCTATCGCGTCGACAACGCGATGATGGGCCGCATTTTCGTCATCAACGCACTTGCTGCGATCAAGGTTTCGCAGAGCGCATACGGCACCGTCGCGAAGCTGAGTGTCGATCAACTCGATGCCGATTTGAGCGTGAACGCGCTCCTGTTCGATACCAGCGTCAATGGTTCGACCGCCTCTGTCGACATCCTGAAATTCCAAAGCTCGACGCCTTCTATTGCTGGCTCGCGCATGATCTACGTTCAAGGATCGGGCGTGCAGCTCGTCGTTGGATACGCTAACGGCGTGCAGATGGGGCGTGAAGGGCTGCGCGTCGAAGGGGCAAACAACGTCGTCAAGATCAAGGAATTCCGCTGCCAGATTTACGATACCGACGTCGCGAACGTGCCCGCCGTGTACTGCGCGAGCGGCAACAAGGTGTTCATCGGTGGATTCCCTGACATCGGCGCGCCCGGAGGCACGGGCGGGAAGTATGGTGGCGCGGGCTATATCAGCGTGGACGATTGGCGCGCATGGACCGCGACGCCAACGCCCGTGAGCGGTGCCTTTACCACGGTCGGTGCAATGACCGGCCAGTACAAACTGGTGAACAACACCGTGAAGGCTGAATTCGACTTCGGCATCACGACGAACGGCACGGCCGCTGGCGCGATCTTGCTGACGTACCCGTATGGGTCGCCGTCTGCGAATTTCATCGGCATTGGCAAGGAAAAGAACCTGAACGGCAAGGCCGTACTGGTGGATGCCGGTCAGGGCACCGGTAACATGCAGATTCGGTTCTTCGACAACACTTACCCCGGCGCAGACGGCTGCCGTCTGGTTGGGAGCGCGGAATATTCGATCTCGATTTGATGACGTCGAACACACGGTATCATGTGGTGCGACACCACACTTAGAGGCGCGGAGATGCTCGGAATCGTTCAGAAAACCACTCTCGAACAGCTCGACTACGACGTCGATTTTTCGCGCTGGATTCCCGATGGCGACACCATCCAGGCCGGCGCGGTCGAGATCACGCCGGACGACGGCACGCTCGTCGCCGTATCCTACGAGATCAACGGGCAAGTCGTGAAGGTGTGGCTCTCCGGGGGCACGGCCGGCAAGAGCTACACGGTCGCGGTGACGATCGGCACCGCCGCGGGCCGGATGAAAGAAGCATGCTTTGGCGTGCGCGTTCGCAACTGCTAAGGGGCTGACATGGCACTGAAACTCTCCAACAACGCGGTAAGCAAACTGGCGTCATCATTGGCCGCTGACGCAACGATTCTTGCTGTGCTGCCCGGCGAAGGCAGCAAATACCCGACGCTCAGCGCTGGCGACTGGTTCCCGCTGACTGTTGTGAAAAGCGACGGATCGTTCGAGATCATGCGCTGCACGGCGCGAGCAACGGATACGCTGACCGTCTCGCGTGCTCAGGAAGGCACGGCAGCGCTCGCGTTCAACGCTGGTGATCGCGTGGAACTGCGATTCACCGCCGCAGTATTTCTTGCGCTCGCGCAGATCGATGGCGCTCTGTCGTTTTCGCAGCTCACCGTGAACTCGCAGGGAAACGCTACCAATCCGTTCACTGTTAATGGCGCGAGCAACACGAATGGTGCCGGCATCTTCCTCATCGGTAACGGCGCCACCACGCCCAACAAGACGATTCGCTCGCACAACGGGAATCTTGAAGTTGTCAATAGCTCGTATAGCGCTGTGATTTTGTCGCTCAACGACGCTGGCGACGTAGCTGTCAGCGGTTCGCTGAAGCGCGCTGGCAATATCGTCTGGGATGCCGGCAACTTCGATCCGGCCAGCAAGCAGGCGGCCGGGAATTATGCGAAGTCGACGAACAATGTGGTGACGTTCGATTGGGGCACCCATCAGGTTGGGCAGCTCGGACTGACCATCGACGCGAACTATCAGGGCTATCTCTGGCACTCTGGGAATTTCAACCCGGCAAACTACGCGATCAAGTCAGTCCACCAGGATGACGGCAACGTCAACGGATCGGTATGGGGCGGCCTGCTCTCGGATTACCTCGCCACGCAGCTCGCTGGCAAGCAGGCGTCTGGGAATTACATGCGAGGCGTCACGGGCAACGGGTTCACTGTGGGATGGGATAGTGGCGCAAATCACTTGAACTTCTTCGTCGACGGAAACCTTGTCGGATTCGTTGTTTCTGACGAGCGCGCCAAGAAGAATATTACACCTTCGTCTACCGACGCCCTCGCGCGCGTGAAGGCACTCGAGTTTGTCGAGTTCGACTTTATCGACAGCCCGTATCTGCCGAAGAAGCACGTCGACAATGGTGTGATCGCGCAGCAGGCGCAGCGCATCAACCCCAACTGGATCGACAAGCCGCCAGCCGACCATCCCGACGCGTATCTCGGGTTGAACCTGCAATACCTGCTGATGGACGCGATGCGCGCGATCCAGCAGTTGAGCAGTGAAGTCGACGAGCTCAAGGCCGAGCTCGAGCGCAACAGTAAGTAGCACCATACCGTGCGGTGTGACACAATACGTGTGCGCCGCGCGGGATTCCTCCCTCTCTCCTTGCGCTCGCCGGCGCCCATGAGATGACCAACCCCTCGCACATCGCTCGCTCATCACGCTGAAGCCTCCCGCTCAAGGTTTCCGTGTGACTCGACGATTGCGAGGGATTCATGGCTCTCAAGCTCTCCAACAATGCAGTTGGCGTTCTCGCTGCTGCGCTTGATCCCGAAAGTACGACGCTCGCGCTGCAACCCGGACAGGGTGCGGCGTTTCCTGCACTTTCCGCTGGGGACTGGTGCCCTGGAACGCTGGTGCGCTCGACTGGTACTGTTGAAGTCGTGCGCGTGACCGCGCGCAGCAATGACACCTTCACCATCCAACGTGCTCAGGAGGGAACGGGGCCGCAGCAGTTCAACCCCGGCGACCGCTTCGAGCATCGGCTCACGGCCGGCGCGCTGATGTCGATCGTCGGCGACGTCGACGGCCTGTCTGCCGCGTTCGCGCGGATTCAGCCGCGCGTCGGCGACCTGAAAATCTGGACGGGGGCTATCACCGACATCCCGGCCGTGCATGGGCCGGGCTGGTATCTGGCGGACGGGCAGAACGGCACCATCGACCTGCGCGACAAGTTCATCGTCGCGGCGGGCGGCTCTTACGCGCCGGGCAACACCGGCGGTGCCGCGACCGTCGCGCTGACGGTGGCGCAGATGCCGCAGCATAATCACGGCGTCAACGACCCCGGCCACGGGCACGGCGTCAGCGACCCGACCCACGCGCATAGCGTCTACGACCCTGGACACTCGCACGGCCATAATACGGCGGCGCTGACGCCCTCGAGCACGGGCGGCGGCGCGTTCCAAATCAACGGCTATGCTGGCGGCACGATCAACGCTTCCGCTACGGGGATCGGCATCTACGGGGCTGCGACGGGCATCAGCATTCAGGGTGCGGGGACGGGCATCAGCACGCAAAATGCCGGCAGCGGCACCGCACACGAGAACCGACCACCGTACTACGCCCTCGCCGTCATCCAGTACGTGGGAGCGTGACCATGGCGCTCAGGCTGTCGAACAACGGCGTCGGGTTTCTGGCGGCGGCGCTCGCTGCTGATGGCACCGCGATCTCGCTTCAGCCCGGAGAGGGCGAGATGTTCCCCATCCTCGCTGCTGGCGATTGGTGTCCCGGCACGCTCGTCAACGCCGCCGGCCACGTCGAGATCGTGCGCGTCACGGCGCGCTCGGACGACACGTTCACCGTGCAGCGCGCGCAGGAGGGCACCGCCGCGATCGCGTGCGCGCCCGGCGACCGCTTCGAGCACCGTATGACTGCCGGCACGCTCATGACGATGTTCAACAACCTGACGGCGGCGATCACGCAGATTCGGCCGCGCGTGGGCGACATCAAGGTATGGCGCGGCGCGATTGCCGACATCCCAACTGTTCACGGCCCCGGATGGCAGCTCGCGGACGGCACGAACGGCACGGCTGACCTACGCGACCGCTTCATCGTCGGCGCCGGCACCTCGTATGCGCCGACTAACACGGGCGGCGCGGCTACCGTTACGCTGACCGCAGCCCAGATGCCGGCGCACAATCACACCGTCACCGATCCGGGCCACACCCACACCGTCACTGATCCGACGCATGCGCACAGCGTGTACGATCCGGGCCACGCCCACAACACGTACTCGAACTACTACAACCTTGGCGCTCAGGGCAGCGGAACGGTGACGCCGTACAATGGTGTCGGTCAGGTTGTTTCCGGCGGCGCCGTCATCGCCGCCGGCACCGGCATCGGCATCTATGCCGCAGCCACTGGCATTTCGATCCAGAGCCGCACGACGGGGATCACGACCCAGAATGCCGGCACCGGCGCAGCGCACGAGAACAGACCCCCCTACTATGCGCTGGCATTCATCGAATACACCGGAATCGGCGTTACCGACCCTCTCTGACCGCCTTGCGTGTGGTGCCGCACCGTATAATGCGATATGGTGCGGCCAAAGGAGGTTGAAGGATGACGATCATCAAGATCACGGGGTTCTCGGGCGAAATCCCGCGCCTTGTGCCGCGCCTGTTGCCTGACACCGCCGCGCAGAACGCGACGAACGCCCGCCTCGAATCGGGCGGCCTCACCCCGTACCGCAAGCCGAAGTTCATCACGCGGATCAGCACGATTCCCGCCGGCCAGATCGAGACGATCTACCGGAACGGCGAAACGTGGATGGCTTGGGATAAGCCGGTCTACGCGGCGCCGGGCCCGGTCGCGGCCGATCGTCTGTACGTGATGGGCGACGGCGCGCCGAAGATGATCGTCGGCGGCACGACGTACCCGCTCGCGGTTCCGATGCCGAGCGCCGCGCTCACTGCGGCGACGAGCGGCACGGGCACCGGCGACGTGTTCTCGCGCGTCTACGTCTACACGTTCGTGACCGGGTTCGGCGAGGAATCCGAACCGTCCGCCATCTCGAACGAGGTGAACTGGCAGGCCGGACAGACCGTCACCCTCTCCGGCTTTCAGGCGGCGCCAGCCGGCCGCAACATCACGAAGCAGCGCATCTACCGCTCGCAAACGAGCCTGTCGGGCACTGACCTCTACTTCATCGCCGAACGCGACGCATCTGCTGCTAACTTCGTCGATAATGTGCCTTTGTCGGATCAAAACGAGCCGCTTCCCTCGCTCGAATGGAACGCGCCGCCGGACGACCTGACCGGCCTTATCTCGCTGCCGAACGGCATGATGGCCGCCTTCCGCGGGAAAGAGCTCTGGCTCTGCGAGCCGTGGCGCCCGCACGCGTGGCCCCAGAAATACGTGCTGACGATGGATTACAACATCGTCGCGCTCGGCGCCTACGGCACGACGATCGTGGTCGCGACGGACGGCCAGCCCTACATCGTCTCCGGCGCGTCGCCCGACGCCATGTCTCAGGAAAAGCTCGAGCTCAACCTGCCGTGCATCAACGCGCGCGGGCTCGTCGACCTCGGCTATGCGATCGCCTATCCGTCTCACGATGGGCTCGTCGTCGCGTCGTCGTCCGGCGCGCGCGTCGTAACCGACCAGCTCATGACGCGCAACGACTGGCTGAAAACCGCGCCGGGCCGCTTCGTGTCGGGCCAGTTCTTCGGCCGCTACCTCGCCAGCTACGAGTACATCGACCCGGCCGGCACCGCGCGCCGCGGCAGCTTCATCATCGACCTGACCGGGCAAGAGGCATTCCTGCACCGCACGAACTACAAGGCGGACGCGACGTTCTACGACATCACCGAGGGCAAGCTGTACCTGTGCATCGGCCAGGACATCTACGAGTGGGACGCGCTCGACAGTGAAAACGAAATCCTCGTGTGGCGCTCGAAGCAGTACGTCGTGCAGAAGCCGACGAATTTCGGTGTGATCCTGATCGAGGGCTCGGTGCTGATGACGCCCGAGGAGGAAGCCGCTGAACAGGCGGCGATCGACGCGGCGAAGGCGCACAACGACAGCATCTTCGGCGATGCGAGCATCGGCGGCGAGCTCAACGGCGCGGCGCTCAACGTCTATCCGATCGACGGCGACGCGCTTGTGCGGATCGAGTCGAGCCGCTTCGTGGCGGCGACCGTCTACGCGGACGGCAAGGCGGTCGCAACCGTTAGCAAGCTCAACCGGATGTGCCGCCTGCCGTCCGGATTCCTCGCGCAGACGTGGGAGGTCGAGGTCAGCGCGAACGCAGATATCGCGCAGGTGACGCTCGCCGGCACCGGCGCAGAACTGGCAGGAGTGTGACATGGCACGTGGCGACCTGAACGCAAGCCAAGCCGGGCCGAATTCGCGCGGCGACGCGCTCACCGACAAGAAGGTCGAAACCGCGATCGTGCGCGTGCTGACCACGAAGTTCGGGCTCAGCGAGCGCGTAGTGCAGCAGATGCAGGAGCTTTCGGGCGATCGCGGCGACACGGCCGCGGGCCGGCCGCGCGCGGCGGTGCGCCGGCAGGACCTCGGCGCGATCGCGCGCATGGCCGACATGAAGTCGAAGGCGGTCAGCGCGGCGCCAACCGCGGCCGACTACAACACGCTGCGCGACGACGTGAGCATGATCTACGAGGCTCTGCGCGTGATCGCGCGGGCGATGGTCGCTTAATCGTGTCCCGAGTGGTGCGAAAACGATAGAATGGTGCGCAATTCTGACCGAAACGCTATGAACCGACTGATCTACGACGACGAGGATCGGCTGATCGCCTGGGCGAAAGAGCGCATCGGCGTTCCCGCGTTCCGGCCGGACGCGCGCGCGATCGGGCAGGAGCGCGGCGGCGAGCTCAATGCCGTTGTGGTGTTTGACTGCTTCTCGACCGTCGACTGCAACATGCACATCGCGAGCGATGGCTCGCGCCACTGGCTGACGCGCGATTTTCTGACCGCAGCGTTCGCCTACCCGTTCATCCAGTGCGGGTTGAGGCGCGTCACCGGTCTGGTGCCCGCAAAGAACGTCGACGCGCTGAAGTTCGACGAGCACCTTGGTTTCAGGCGCGAGGGATACCACCCGCGCGCCGCACACGATGGCGACCTCGTGTCGCTCGGCATGCTGCGAGAGTGGTGCCGCTTCATCCCCCCGGAGTCCCGACATGCTTGAAAACGCCATCTGGGCCAGCCTGATCGCCGCGCTGATCGTCTACCTCCTGCCGTTCCTGTTCTCGCCGGCCGATACGCAGGCAGTCACGGTCGAAGGGTTCGAGATTCCGCTCGAGCGCGAGAAGCCCGCGCGCAAGGCATGGGAGGAGTACGTTTTCTTCAAGAAAGACGCCGGCGACGCGCCCGCGCCCGATCCGAACGTCGGCATCGCCGCGCGCGAGGAAATGCAGCTCGGCCGCGACTATCTCGACTTCTCGAAGTCTCAGTTCGACATCGCCAGCGCGCGGCAGGCCGAGCTCGACGAGCTGACGAAGAAGGTCACTGACCAGCAGCTCGCGACGCAGGATCAGGCGAATGCGTGGGCCCGCGAGGACCGCCAGCGCTACAAGGATGTGTTCCAGCCGCTGCAAGACCAGTTCATCGACACGGCGAAGAACTACGACAGCCCCGAGCGTCAGGAGCAGATGGCCGCCGAGGCGAGGGCCGACGTGCAGCAGTCCGCGCGGCAGGCGGCGGACGCCAACACGCGGCAGATGGCGAGCATGGGGATCAACCCGGCGAGCGGCCGATTCCAGGGCATCACGCGCGCGCAGGACACGTTGACCGCGCTCAACTCGGCGGGTGCCGCGAACACCGCGCGCCAGAACGTGCGCGACAAGGCGCTCGCGCTGCGTGCGGACGCGATCAACATGGGTAACGGCCTGCCCTCGCAGGCGGCATCGTCCGCCGGGCTCGGCCTGAACGCCGGCAACTCGGCGACCGGCAACCTCGGAGCGTCGAACGCGAACTTCCGCGCGAACGTCGGCATCGTCGGCCAAGGCTACAACGGCGCGATGCAAGGTCTGCAAGGCGGCGCGGGCGTCCTGAACCAGCAATACAGCACCTCGGGTAGCATCTGGGCGGCGCAGCAGCAGGCAGCCGCGCAAAACTCGGCCGGGCTTATGGGCGGGCTCGGAACCATCGCCGGCGCGGGCATCATGGCTTTTTAAGGAGAGAGAGCGTGAACGTGAAAGAGATCATCGAGCGCCACGAGCGCATTGCACTGCAATTTTCCGGCGGCAAGGATTCGCTCGCGCTGCTGTACCTGATGCGGCCGTTTTGGGACCGCCTCACCGTCTACTGGCTCGACACCGGCGACAGCTTCCCGGAGACGCGCGAGCTCGTCGAACAGATCGAGCGCATGGTGCCGCACTTCGTGCGCATCGAGGGCCGGCAGCCGGCCGTGATCGAGCAGTTCGGCATCCCGTCCGACATCGTTCCCGCGAACGCGACGCCGATCGGCATCGCGGCGAAGGGCGGCGGCGTGCTGATCCAGGACCGCTACTCGTGCTGCATGCGCTCGCTGATGATGCCGATGCACGAGCAGATGAAGGCGGACGGCATCACGCTCGTGATCCGCGGGCAGAAGGCATCCGACCGGATGCGCGCGCCGATCAAGTCGGGCTACGTCGAGGACGGCATCGAGTACCTGTTCCCGCTCGAGGGTTGGGACGACAGCCGCGTGTTCGCGTTCCTGCACGCGCAAGGCGTCGCGCTGCCGCGCTACTACGAAGTCATGCGCGCGTCGCCGGACTGTATGACGTGCTCCGCATATTGGGAGGACGGCCGCGCCGCGTACCTGAAGCACTACCACCCCGAGGCGTATGAGGAGTACCAGCGGCGCCTCAACGCGATCTCCGACGCGACGGCCGAGGCGATCACGCACTTCAACATGGAAATCGGCGGGTAATCATGGCGAACTACGGCATCGGTATCGGCGCGTTCGCGCAAGGGCTCATGCAGGGCATGCAGATCGGCAAACAGTTCCGCGACTCGAAGAAGCAATGGGACGCGGAATCGGCGACGAAAGACGCGATGGACGCTGCGAAGGCTGAACGCGAGGACGCAATCAAGGCCGAACAGGCGCGCCTCGTCGGGCTGGGCCCGCAAGGTCCGCAGGGGCCCGCCGCGCCGCCCGCGCCGGACCCGAATGCCGCGCCGGCCACGACGCAGCCCGTCGACATGAGCACTCCGACCGCGACGCCCCTGCCCGCGCAGCAGCCCAGCGCGGCGCCGGCCGCCGCTCCCGCGACGCCCACGACGACCACGACGCCAGCGCCGTCCTCGCCGCAGACGCCACAGATCCCGCCCGACGCGATGAAGGGCACGCTGATGGCCGACAGCGGCAGCATGGCGCCGGCACCGACGCCCGCCGATGCAGTCAGCGCCGCGCGCGCAGTGGACAAGCCGGCGCAATCCGGCACGACCGGATCGATCGCCGCCACGCCGGTCGTACAGGCGGCGACGCGCGGTATCAACGGCGGCGAGCCGATGACCGACGTGCAGGCCCGCGCGCTCGCCGAGAAAAGCGCGCCGAGCGTGCTGGACTTCTTCCGCAAGAAGGGCGTGCCGAAGATCGCTGAAACGTACCTCGCGCAGGGCGATCCGGCGAAGGCGCAAGCCTGGATGGATTGGGCGGAATCGCAGGACAGCAAGCGCAATCTCGGCCTGTGGGCGAAGGCATGGCGCGCGACGCAGATGGGCGACATCGAGGGCGCAGCCGACCACTTCATGGACCTCTACAAGAGCTACGACGACGGCGTGACGCCCGTGTCCAAGGAGGTCGTGAAGGACAAGGACGGCAACATCACCGGCTTCAACGTCAAGCTCAAGGTCGACGCGACCGGCGAGGCGCGCACCACTTTCGTCGACAAGAACCAGATGCTCGAAATGGGGCTCGCGGCACTGTCGCCGCCGCAGATGTTCGAGATGGCATGGAAGCGCCAGCAGGCGCAGGACAAGGCGAAAACGGACGCCGCGGCGAAGATCGGCGAGGCAAAGCTGAAGCTGGCGACCGATTCGGCGCTCGAGACGCAGCGCCAGAAAGGCCGCATGGACCTTCAGGGCGCCAAGCACGAGGGCGACCTCGAGCGCGACGCGCAGAAAAGCAAGCTCGACGCCCAGAACCAGCAGAACAAGGTCGCGAACGAGCTCGCAGCGAAAACCGACGCGCTGAAGAACGCCGGCTACTCCGACGACTTCATCCGCGAAGCGCTGCCCGAAATCATCGGCGTCGGCCAGTACAAAAAGGCGACGTCGCCCGACGAAGCGAAGCGGCTGGCTTTCAGCGACCGCATGAAGAACGATCCGGGCTTCTCGCGGCTGCCGGAGGACAAGAAGCGCGAGGCGATCGAGCAGGACATGAAGCTGATCTACGGCGGTCTGACGCCAAGCACCGCGCCGGGCGGCGGCTCGCCGCCTGTATCTGGTGCGCCGCCGGCCGCGGCGAACCCGGCATCGCGCGGGCTCCCCGTGCTCGATACCAAGACAGGTCGCATCGTGTACCGCTAGGCCTCAACTGGTTTGATCGGCGCACCATTCGATATAGAATCGAACCACTGCGCCGATCGATACCAGAGGGGAGCCCGTGGCTAAGAATTTGTTTTTGCAGACGCCGAGCGCCGGCGACATCGAAGATTTGTTCACCGAAGGCGCGAACGACCTCTCGCGCCTCTCCCTGCCGAGCTTCCCCGGCACCCCCGCGACCAACACCCAGACCACGCAGCAGCCGGCCGCGCCCGCAAGCGCGTCGGTCGCACCTGCCGCGACGAGCCGCCCGGCGCCGACGCGCGATGATGTGACGCGCCGCGCGCAAGAGCTCGGCGTCGATCCGAAGTTCGCCCTTGAGATTTTCAATCTTGAATCGTCCGGTAATTTCGGCACGCGGGACAGTAATAAGGGCGCGGTCGGTGGCATGCAGGTCATGCCCGACACGTACAAGGCAATGATGGGGACGTATGCCGGGCAGCGCGATGCTTGGAACAACCTCGAGGCCGGCCTGCGCTACATCGCCTACGGCCAGAAGAAGCTCGGCACGACCGACCCGGCGCTGCTGGCGGCCGGCTATCAGTCGGGTTACGACCGCGCCTCGCTGAAGCGCGGCGAAATCCCGAACACGACGGACGGCGGCATGACCACGCGCGCGTATGCCGCGCGGATCGCGAGCCGCGTGGGCACGGGCGGCGCGACGGCAGCCGCAGGTAACAGCGCGCTCGACCTGCAATCGCGTCTCGATGCGCAGGAGCCGGGCCGCTACAAGGTGCTCGACCCGAACGAAGCGAGCCGCCTCGGCCTGCAATCGCAGCTCGACGAGGAGGAGCCCGGCCGCTTCAAGGTGCTGACGCAGCAGGAGCTCGACAAGCTGCCGGCCAGCGCGTTCCAGCCGGACGCCGCGCCGCAGAAAGACGCGTCGTTCTGGGACAACGTGTCGGATGTCGGGAAGAACCTGAAGGTCGGCGCGAACATGGCAGCGCAGGACGTGCGCGAGCTCACGAGCCGTATCCCGGTCGTCGGCAAGCCGTTCGTTGAGGCGATGGATGCTGTCGACCGCTGGACGCACCCCGCGCAACTGTCCGACGTCGTGACCGGCAAGGGCCCGGTCAAGGGCTCGGACGACCTCCTGAAGCGCGATACCGCCCAGATGGTCGCCAGCATGACGCCGCAGATGCAGGCGGCGCTCAAGAAAGACTGGTGGAACAGCGAAAAGGGAACGTTCGGCGACGCCTGGAAGGACTGGCGTAGCTATTCGAGCGGGCTGCTTCAATCGCTGCCCGAGCAGGCCGTTACGATGGCGCCGGGCATGGTGCTCGCGAAGGCTGCCTATCTGGCGAAGGTCGGCACGGTGGGCGTGCAGGCCGCATCGGCCGCAGCGGCGCGCACGGCGATGATCTCCGGCATGCTGGCCGAGGGCGGCCTCGGCGGCGCGCAGTCCGCGCGCGAGGTCCGCGACCAGATCAACGAGCTGAAGCCGGAAGTGCTGGCGACGTCCGAGGCGTTCCAGCAGTTCAAGGCGCAGGGCATGACCGACGAGCAGGCGCGCGCCGCGCTCGCTGACGACTCGGCGACGCGCGCGTTCATCACCGCGGGCGTCGCAACTGGTCTGTTCGGCGGCATGGGCGACCGCGCACTCGCGAAGATCGTGACCGAGAAGGTCAGCAAGAGCACGCTGAAGCGCGCATTCTCCGGCGGTGCGCGCAGCGCGATCGCCGAGGGCCTGCTCGAGGAGCTGCCGCAGAGCGCGCTCCAGCAGGTCGCGCAGAACGAGGCCGTGCAGAAGGCCGACAAGAATGTGTCGCTCGGCCGCGACGTCGCTAACCAGGCGCTCGGTGGCCTCGCGATCGGCGGCCTGCAAGGCGGCGGCATGGGGATGGTCGGCGGCGCGCGCAACCTGAACCGCGACGGCGTGCCGGGCGGCGAACCGGCGGCCGAAGCCGCACCGACGCCGGCGGCGCCCGCGCCCGAGGCTCCGGCCGCTGCCGCGCCGGACGCCCCTGCACCGTCCGGCCCGATCGGCCGCGCGATGGAGCGCGCGAATGGCCCGGTGCCGGCGGCGGTACCGGAAGCAGCTCAGCCGGCCGGAAACGGTCAGATTGTCGTCGGCGACGACGGGCAGCAGTACCGCCTGACGACCGGCCCGGATGGCGTGACGTTCGAGCCGATCGCCGACGAGACAGCGGCGCCCGCTCCCGCCGATGAAGCCGCGCCGGCGCCCACCGAAGTGAAGCCCGAGCCGGCGCCGGCTGCTCCCGAGACGAAGCCGGAGACGAAGGCCGCTGCGCCGACCGAACCCGCGCCGCGCGAACAGAAGCCGGCCGAGCGCTCGCTGACCGAGTGGAGCGAGCCTGAGCTGCGCGACCGCCTGCGCTACCTGACGAAGCAGGCCAAGCTCAACGGCGGCTGGACGAAGATGCTCACGACCGAACGCCGCAAGGTGTCGGCCGAGATCGACCGCCGCAACGAGGGCGCGCCCGCGCCGGCCGAGCCCGTGACGGCCGCGCGGATTGAGGAGCCGGCCGCAGCGCCCGCCGCGCAGGACGAAGCGCCCGCGACGACCGCGAGCGGCGCATTCGTCGACCGTGGCGACGCGAACCGCGCGGCGATCAGCGCCGCGGAGCGCGAGGGCCGCGTGCACGTCGTCGTGCCGCGCGAGGAGGACGGCCGCACGGTATTCGACATCAAGCCTCAGGAGGCCGCCAATGCTGGAACCGCTGTCAGTGCAGATCGGACTGGTGCTGATGAGCAGGCTCGCGCACCCGTTCAACCGCAGCCCGAGCCCGCTGCCGCTCAACCCGGTAGCGCGAGCGCTTCGGCTGAACCTGTTGCTGGAAATGTCGCCGCCGAGCAGCAACCGGCTCCAGTAAAGGACGCCTACGCGGGCAAGTGGTTCGGCTCGCGCGAGAAGGCGCAGACCTTCCTCGACAAGAAGAAGGCCGGCGAGACGCACGAGATCGTGCAGACGGGCAAGGTGCGGTTCGAGATCAAGCCGAAGGTCGCCGAGGGCATGGAGCGCTTCGCGCCGGAGACGGGCACGCTCGGCATCCCGCGCGCAGAAATGCCGCAGGTGCCGACGCAATCGCACGGCGCGCTCGTCAATCACCTGAACGCGCAGGGCATCGAGCACGAAACGAAGATGGTGCCGGCCGCCGAGCTGAAGCCGACGCAGGCCGAGTTCTCGCCGGAGAAGGTCGAGCAGGCCAAGGAAGCGACCGGCGACCGCGCCGTGATCGTGTCGAACGACGGGCACATCATCGACGGGCACCATCAGGTGCTCGCCGCGCAGGAGGAAGGCAAGGACGTCAAGGCGATCGTGCTCGACGCGCCGGTCGACAAGGCGCTCGACGCCGTGAAGAAGTCGCCGAGCGCGCAGCAGGCAGCCGACGACGCGGCGGCCCGCTGGAGCCGCGCGGGCGATGCTGATCGCACCGGGCTCCTCATGCGCGCCGGCTACGGTAAGGACGGCAAGCTGAACCTCACCGGCCGCCGGCTGCTGCGCATGCCGCTCGACCAGATGGGCGCATCCGCGCGCGGCAAGATCGAATCCGCCATGCAGCTCGGCACCGCGCCGTCCGCGACGCCGGCCAAGGCCGCGCCTGACCGTGTGCACCGCGTGCTCGGCGGCGCGCGCGAGGGCGATACCGTCACGACGTCCGCAGACATCGGATACGCCAAGGGCGGCCAGTCCTACGAGATCGAGCGGATCGGCCGCAACGGCGAGACGACCGTGCGCAACACGGCGACCGGCTCGCGTACCACGTGGTCGCGCGCGGAGCTTGAGCGCGCCGCCCATCAGGGCGTGAAGGTCGAGAAGCAGAAAGCAGAGGAAATTGCCCCGGAAACGGCGCCTATTTCCTCCGAACCTACCGACTACAAGCAGCCGGCGATCGACACTGTGAGCGCGTTCGTGCGCGGCGAGATCAAAAAGCCGGAGCTGATCGACCAGCTCGGCAAGCTGGCTGCGCAGCACGGGATGACCGATGCGCAGGTCCAGGCTGTCACGTACCGCCTCGGCGACGACTTCAGCGCGGCCGACGTGCGCGAAGTGCTGAAGCGCGGCGCCGCGAACGACGCGAGCACGACCGAGCCGACGCCGCCGAACGGCACCGACCGCTTCGCCGGCAACAAGCTGTTCACGACGGACAAGGTGGAGGCCGCTCGCGCGCGCCTGCGCTCGAAACTGTCCGGTTCGCAACTGAACAGCGGCATCGATCCCGAAGTCGTGATGGACGGCATGACGATCGCCGGCGCCTACATCGAGTCCGGGGTGCGGGATTTTGCCGCATACGCCAAGGCCATGACGGACGACCTCGGCGACGCCGTGAAGCCCTACCTGCTGTCGTTCTGGGAGGCGGCGCGCAACTACCCCGGCCTCGACGCCGAGGGCATGACCAGCGTGCAGGAGTCGAAGCGCCTGCACGACGAGCTCATTGCGTCGCAATCGGCATCGTCTACAATGCAATCGAAGGAGGTTGCTCAAAATGACCGAAACGCAACTGCTGGAGCTGCTGACCAAAGCGCTCCGGAACAAGGCGCCGGACGCGTATCGCCGGATGAAGGCGGACGGGACGCTGGACGCGTACCTGAGCAACCTTCTGGCCGAGACGCTGGAGGCGATCGCGGAGGCGCGGCAAAGCGCAATCGGCAATCTCGTGACGCAGGGGAACCCGCAGTACGAGGAGCAGCCGCTGAAGCGGACGCAGGCGATCAACATGGCCGAGAAGTCGGCCGAGGAGATCGCGCTGGCGCAGGCGATGGAAACGATCGAGGCCCTGTCAGCCGAGTCGGCGACGACTACCGCGTAAAGCCGGGCGAGCTGAAGCGCACCGGCTCGTGGCGCGCGACCGCAGAGCAGAACGTGCGCATCGTCGAGCTTGTGAAGCAGCTCGAGCAGGAAGGCCGCCGGCCGACGCCGGACGAGGCCGCGCTGCTGACGAAGTTCACGGGCTGGGGCGCCAGCGAGATCGCGAACGGCATCTTCCCCGACCGCTACGGCCGCTTCAAGGATTCGCAGTGGCAGGCGCTCGGCGAGCGGCTGAAGGCTGCGCTCACGCATGAGCAGTACGAGCAGGCAAAGCGCACGACGCAGTACGCGCACTACACCAGCGAGGGCGTGATCCGCTCGATCTACGACGGCCTGCGCCGCCTGGGCTTCGCCGGCGGCAAGGTGCTCGAGCCGGGCATGGGTATCGGCCTGTTCAAGGGGCTGATGCCCGACAGCATGGCCGCGACCAGCCAGTACACGGGCGTGGAGTACGACGCGCTGACCGGCGCGATCGCGAAGCTGCTGTATCCGCAGAGCAACATCATCGTCGGCGACTTCACGAAAACCGCGATGCCGCGCGAGTTCTTCGACGCGGCGATCGGCAACCCGCCCTTCGCGTCCGTCGTCGTGACGAATGACCCCGAGTACAAGAAACAGGGGTTCATGCTGCACGACTACTTCTTCGCCAAGACCATCGACCGCGTGAAACCGGGCGGCATGCTCGTGTTCGTCACCAGCAAGGGCACGATGGACAAGGCGAGCGACCGCGCGCGCCGTTACCTCGCCGACCGCGCGAACCTGATCGGCGCCATGCGCCTGCCGCAGACCGCGTTCAAGGACAACGCCGGCACGGAAGTCGTTACGGACGTGCTGTTCCTCCAGAAGCGCGGCGCCGGCGTCGAGGACAACGGCGTGAAGTGGCTCGGCACGGCCGAAGTGCAGACGCCGCAGGGGCCGGCCCAGATAAACGAGTATTTCGCCGCGTACCCCGAGATGGTGCTCGGCGCGCACGCGCTGACCGGCAGCATGTACCGCGCAAACGAGTACACGGTCGTTCCCGAGCCGGGCGTCGACATGGACGCGGCATTCGCCAAGGCGATCGCCAACCTGCCCGAGGGCATCTATCAGCCGGGCGCGCAGAACCCGGCCGCGTCGAAGGCCGTGGCGCTCGAACGCGACTTCAACCCGACCCACAAGAAGGAGGGCGGGCTGTACGTCGGCGATACCGGCAACCTGATGCAGGTCGACAGCGGCACGGGCATCGAGCTGACGCACCGGCGCGGCGCGGACGGCAAGCAGATCGCGCTCAAGCCGGCCGACAAGGCGTTCCTGAAGTCGTGGACGGGTCTGCGCGACGCGCTGAAGCAGGCGCAGCTCGACCAGCTCACGGATGGCGCGTGGGAACAGTCGCTCAAGACGCTCGGCGATGCCTACGACGCCTTCACGGCGAAGCACGGCAACCTGCTCGCCTACAGCACCATCGAGCGCACGGGCGACGACGGCACCGTGACCGTGACGAAGCGGTTCAAGAACGACCCGCTGCTGCGCCTCGACGTCGACGGCGCCCTCGCCTACTCGCTCGAGCACATCAAGGAGAACGGCGAGATCGTCAAGGCGCCGGTCCTGTCCGAGCGCGTGCTCCAGCGCCCGCGCGAGCCGGAGATCAAGACGACGAACGATGCGATGTTCGTGTCGCTCAACAACAAGGGCGTGCTCGACCTCGACGACGTGGCGCGCCTCTCGAACATGAGCCGCCAGGACGTCATCGACGCGCTCGGCACCTCGATCTACGAGGACCCGGCGAAGGGCTGGCAGACGTCCGACGCGTACCTGTCGGGCAACGTCGTGCGCAAGCTCGCGGAGGCGCAGGCCGCCGCGCGCGCCGACCGGAAGTATCAGCGCAACGTCGAGGCGCTGCTCGCGGTGCAGCCGAAGCCGCTGGGCCCGACCGACATCACGGTGAAGCTGGGCCAGAATTGGATTCCGGCCAGCGACGTCGCCGCGTTCGCGAGCGAGGCGCTGAACGAGAAGATCGACGTCAGCTACAACTCGCGGCTCGGCTCGTGGTCCGCCGAGCAGTCCGGCTCGAACTATTCGGAATTCAACACCCCGAAGATGAACGCCGGCCAGATTCTCGACGCGGTGCTGAACAACCGCCAGATCAAGGTCACGTTCCGCGATCAGGAAGGGAAAACGCACGTCGACGCCGAGGCGACCGAGAAGGCCAACGACGTCGCGCAGAAGATGCGCGCGGCGTTTAGCCGATGGATTTGGACCGACACGCAGCGCGCCGACCGGCTCGTCAACTACTACAACGAGAACTTCAACAACATCGCGCCGCGCCAGTTCGACGGCTCGCACCTGACGCTGCCGGGCGTGTCGCTGCGCTTCAACCTGCGCGAAAACCAGAAGCGCGCCATCTGGCGCGGCATTCAGGAAGGCGACATGTACCTCGCGCACGCGGTCGGCGCGGGCAAGACGTTCACGATGATCGCGACGGGCATGGAGGAGCGCCGGCTGGGCCTCTCCAACAAGCCGATGTACGTGGTGCCGAACCACATGCTCGCGCAGTTCGCACGCGAATTCCTCGAGCTCTACCCGGCCGCGAACATCATGGTCGCGGACGAGCAGAATTTCCACACGCACAACCGCCGTCGCTTCGTCGCGCAGGCCGCGCTCAACAATCCGGATGCGGTCATCATCACGCACTCGGCGTTCGGCCGCATCGGCATGTCCGACGAGTACGCGGCGCAGTTCATCTCCGACCAGATCGACGAGTGGAAAGCCGCGCTCGACGAGACGGACAAGAGCGACCGGATCACGCGCAAGCAGATCGAGCGCCGCATCGAGCAGCTCGAGCGCCGGCTGGAGGCGAAACAGGGCAGCGAGAAGAAGGACAAGGTGCTGTCGTTCGAGGAGCTGGGCGTCGACCGTCTGTTCGTCGACGAATTCCACGAGTTCCGCAAACTCGACTTCGCGACGCAGCAGAGCAACATCAAGGGCATCGACCCGGCCGGCTCGCAGCGCGCGATGGACCTGTTCATGAAGGTCCAATACCTGCGCAGCAAGAAGCCGGGCCGCGCGCTCGTGGCCGCGTCCGGCACGCCGGTCACGAACACGATGGGCGAGCTCTACACCGCGCAACGCTTCTTCCAGCCCGAGCAGCTTGCAGAGGATGGTCTGGATACGTTCGACGCGTGGGCCAACCAGTACGGCGACATCGTTGCGGGCTTCGAGCAGAACGCCGCCGGCGGCTACGAGGTCGTGAGCCGCTTCGCGAAGTTCCAGAACGTGCCCGAGCTGATGCGCCGCGTGCGCTCGTTCATGGACATCCTGACGAGCCAACAGCTCGCGCAGTACGTCGACCGTCCGGCGATCGAGGGCGGCGGCCGTCAGATCATGGTCACGCCGGAGCCGTTCGGCTACAAGGCATACCAGAAGGCGCTCGAGCAGCGCATCACCGCGATCCGCAACCGCAAGGGCCCGCCGCAGAAGGGGCAGGACATCATCCTGAACGTGATCGCGGACGGCCGTTTCTCGGCGATCGACATGCGTTTCGTCGACCCGACCGCGCCGAGCGACCCGAACAGCAAGCTGAACCAGATGATCGACGCCGTGATCGCCGACTACCATGCGGCATCCGACTACCAGTACACGACGAACGGCAAGGTCGACCCGATCAAGGGCGCGTCGCACATCATCTTCACGGACATCGGGCTCGGCGAGCAGTCGGCGAAGAACCGCGGCTTCGACATGAAGGCGTGGATCGAAAAGCGTCTGGTCGAGGGCGGCGTGCCCCGCGAGCAGATCGCGTTCATGCGCGACAACAAGGAGCACGCGAAGAAAGAGCGTCTTTTCGCCGACATGCGCGAGGGCAAAAAGCGCGTGCTGATCGGCGGCAAGGACATGGAAACCGGCGTCAACGTGCAGAAGCGCCTCTACAGCGAGGAGCATCTGGACGCGCCGTGGTTCCCGGCATCCGTCGAGCAGCGCGAGGGGCGCATCATCCGCCAGGGCAACCAGAACAAGCAGGTGCGCATCCGCGCGTGGGCGACGAAGGGCAGCTACGACTCGACCATGTGGGGGATGAACGCCCGCAAGGCTCGCTTCATCGAACAGGCCCTCAACGGCGACGACAGCGTGCGCTCGCTGGAGGACGTGTCCGAGGCGTCGGCGTTCGACATGGCCGCCGCGCTGGCGTCGGGCGACGAGCGCTACATGAAGCTGGCCGGCCTGAAGGCCGACGTCGAGCGGCTGGAGCGCCTGAGCTACGCGCACCACGACGACCAGAACAAGCTCCGGCGTGACAAGCATTGGGCCGAGACGCAGGTCGAGCGCGACAACACGCTCGCCGGCGAGATCAAGGCCGCGCTCGAGAAGCGCACGCCGATCCGCGCGGGCGAGTTCGCGGGCGTGGTCGGCAAGACCGCCTACGACAAGCGCGACGAGTTCTCGGGCGCGATCTTCAACCGCTTCAAGGAGCTGGCCGGCAAGGAGGCTGATACCGCCGAGCAGATCGGCGAGATCGGCGGCTTCCCGATCATGTTCCACGGCACGCAGCTCAAGGGCTCCGGCGAGTACATCGCGGCCGTGTCGGTCGACATCCCCGGCGACCCCTCGCCGCTCGTGTCGCTCCCGCTCGACCCGGACCTGCCGGTCGGCGGCATCGCGACGCGCGCCGCCAATCAGGTGAACAACCTCGACAACCAGCTCGCGCAGCTCACGGCCCGCGTGCAGCAGAACGAGCGCCGCATCGAGCAGATCGGCAACCGTCTGGGCGCGCCGTTCCCGGAACAGGCTGAGCTCCTGGACAAGATGGCGCAGCTCAACTCGCTGGAGATCGAGCTGACCGCCGAGAAGGCGGCCGACAACGCTCCGGCACCGTCCGCGGATGCCGCGGCGGCGACGATGGAGGTCGAGGGCGAGAAGCCGGCCGACGAGGCGCCGAAGTTCAGCGTCGCGCCGGGCATCGACCGCGATCAGGTCGTACCGGTCACGCGCATCGAGACGTTCGACGCGGCTCCGGATGACCTCTGGCGCACGGCCATTGAGTGGTATCGCGACAACATGACCGGTATGCGCGTCGAGAACGACTCGATCGGCGGCACGATCGACTTCTCGCGCGCCGGGCGCGGCAAGGTGCTTTCGGTAGGCCGCCACGACGCGCGCCGCATGAGTATCGTCAAGGCGCTCGAGGGCATTGCGCGCAATGGCGTGCTGGTTGGCGAGCAGAGCGACCGCAAGGGACGGGAAGGCATTGCCGGCTATCGCACGATCATTGCCCCGGTAGAGATCGACGGCAAGCTATACGCCGTGTCCATGCTCCTGCGTCGTGAAGATCGCGCAACGAACCCGAAGGACATCTTCTATACGGTCGCGGCATTCAACGTGGAGGGCGCGAGCGCGCTTGAAATTGGCGCGCCCGCATCTCCTACGGAAAAAATGGAGGCCAGCAGGGCGAGTACAGCGCAGCAAGGGCAGGACCGTCCTTCTACTGGCCCCCGCCAAGGGGTTGGTGTTGCCGGAAACGACGCTACGCAAAGCGCACCTGCCTCCGCTCCGGCCCTCTCCCAAGGCATAAGGGTTGGCGATCTTGTCGACGCGATCAACGATTCCAATCGCGCCTTTAGTGTTTCCGCGTCGCCTGCGGAGAGCGGCGCCGCCCGTACCACGAACTTGGGCAGCGTTACCGAGGCTGGCGGGATTCCCCAGCCTGACCGCTCTGGCGTAATTATGGGCGATGCGAATGCAAATTACAATGCGTTCACGTCTGACGATATTGCAAAAGTTGTAAAATTCGGTTCGCTCGGCGACATTGTGTCGCAGCTCATCGCACAAAACCGTGTGGTGCTGCACGACACGGCCGCGTCCCTGCCCGTCAAGGACGCCCCGGCAGGCGTGCGCGGCGTCACGACGTCGGACGGCACGATCCATCTGGTAGCGGCGAACCTGAACCAGTCGACCGCCCTGCCCGTGCTGCTGCACGAGGCGTTCCACCAAGGCGGCGAGAAGCTGATCGGCACGCCGGCATGGAATGGGCTGATGGGGCGCCTCGATGCGCTGCACCGTCAGGCTCGGCAGTCGAGCGGCCGGGCGCGCGAGTTCTACGATCAAGCCCGAGCCCGCGTTGCGAGCGCGCAACAAGCTGGCGGCATGCCCGAGGCGCTGACCGCGGAGGAATTCGGCGCCTACACGATCGAGCAGTACGAGCAGGCACCCTCCGCGTTCCGGCGCTGGGTCGACGACGTGATCGGCGCCGTGAAGGCATGGCTGCTGCGGCGCTTCGGCACGCAGATCGGCGACGTCACGCCGGCGCAGCTCCGCGCGTTGGCTGCTGCCGCGCTGCGCGATCAGGCCGGCGGCCCGACCGATGGCGCGCGCTTCTCGGTCGGCGCGCAGCAGTCGAACCAGCCGGCCGCCGGCGGCCTCACGCCTCCCGCGCCGTCGCGCTTCGACCGTCTGCAAGCCGCGGTGCAGGACAACATGAACCGCGTGAAGCAGGTGCAGGAGCGCATCAAGAAGCTGACGGGCGTGAAGGAGCTCGGCAACTACGACTACTACCGCGCCGAGGCGAACCGGCCGGGCCGCGTCGCCGCGCGCATGGAGGACGCGAAGAAGCAGCTCACGGGCCCGCTGATGGAGCGCCTTGCGAAGTCGGGCCACACGCCTGAACAGCTCGAGGAGCTGCTGCACGCTCAGCACGCGCAGGAGCGAAACGAGCGCGTCGCGCGGATCAACGAGGACATGCCGGACGGCGGCTCGGGCATGACGACGGCTGATGCGAACGCGATCATCGCAAAGTACGCCGGCAACGCCGAGCTCCAGGCGCTCGCGCAGCAGGCGCGCGACATCGCACGCGCAACGCTCGACCTGAAGCTGGCCTACGGCCTCATCACTCAGGAGGATCACGACACGCTCGCGAAGGCATACCAAAACTACGTGCCGCTGAAGGGCGACGGCGAGTATGGCCCGAAGGTCAAGCGCGCAATGGGCCACGAGGAGCGCGAGGAGCACATCCTCCAGAACATCGCGCGCGACTACGATCAGGCCGTGGTCGTGGGCGAGAAGAACCTCGCGCGCCAGTCTCTCCTCGCGCTGGTCGCCGACAACCCGGATCGTGAATTGTGGACGATCGGCGTGCCGCCACGCGGGCGCTACGTCGCCGGCAAGGTGTACAACGTGGTGGATGGCGGCGGCCAAACGGTCGGATCGTTCGTCTCCCGCTCGCAGGTCAACGCGTTCCTCGAGGGCACCGGCCCGCAGGCGGCCACGTATCAGGTGCTCGACTCAAACGGCGATCGCGTCGCGGAGTTCGTGAAGCCGCTGCAAGACAACGAAGTCATGGTCTACGTGAAGGGCGAGCCCGTGCGCATCCAGATCAACGACGAGGCGCTCGCGAAGCAGATTCGCCCGCTCGATCAGGCGCGCATGCACCCGATCCTCGAGATGATGCGCGGCGTGAACCGCTACCTGTCGAAGATTTACACCGGCTATAACCCGGCGTTCATCCTGCGCAACGCCGCGCGCGACGCGCTGACGGGCACGATCAACATGGTCGGGCACGAGGGCGCCAGCGTCGCGGCGAAGGCATGGGCGAAGTACCCGGCCGCCGTGAAGGCGCTCGGCCAGTGGGCGGCAACCGGCAAGGAGCCGGCCGGCGAGGTCGGCAAGCTGCTGAAGGAATACCGCATGCACGGCGGCAAGACCGGCGCATCGTGGATGTCCGACCTCGAAGCGCAGGGTAAGTCGCTGACGCAGATGTACGAGGACGCCTACGGCGCGCGCGGCTACCTGAAGGACGGCAAGAACCTGAAGGCGGCGAAGGTCGCCGGCCGCAAGATCGTCGGCGGCATGGCGCACGTGGTCGAGATCGCGAACCAAGCGACCGAGAACGCGCTGCGCCTGTCGCTCTACATGACGCTGCGCGATCAGGGCGAGACGCCGGGCCGCGCGGCGCAGGCCGCCAAGAGCGTGACGGTCGACTTCGACCGCAAGGGCACGCTGACGCCGGCGCTCGGCGCGGTCTACCTGTTCCTGAACCCGGCGATACAGGGCACGGCGAACGCCATGCGCACGCTGGCGAGCGGCGAGCACCGCGGGCAAGCACTCATCGCGCTCGGCATGCTGGCGACGCTGGGCTTCTTCGCGGGCGCGTCGGGGATGGACGACGACAAGGACCGCTGGCTCGGCGAAGGCTGGGAGACGCGCTCGAAGAACTTCATCTTCGGGATCGGCAGTCACACGCTGCGCGTTCCGCTGTCGCAGGAGTTTGCGCCGGCCTACGCGATCGGCGTGGCGATGGCCGAGGCAATGCGCGGCGAAAGCGCGATGAAGTCGGCCGTGCGCACCGTGTCGTCCTTCATCGACGCCTACTTCCCGCTGAACGGCGCGTACAACCCGGACAGCGACAATCACTCGCTCGATGCGTTCCTGTCGGCCGTGCCGACCGTCATCAAGCCGCTCGCCGAGACGTCTGCTAACCGCAACCACTTCGGCAGCCAGATCGTGCCGGATACGCCGTCGACGAAGGCGCAGCCCGATAACCTGAAGATGTACCGGGCGACGAAGGGGACGGTGTACGACGCGCTGGCGCAGCAGATCGCGGCGGCGGGCGAGCTGACGGGCGCGCGGCGCTACGAGAACGACCTCACGAAGGTCAGCCCGGAGACGCTGAAATACGTGTGGCGCACCTACACCGGCGGCCTGGGCCAGTTCGTGACAGACTCGATCGGCGCGGCCAGCCTCGCGGGGTCGGATATGGGCAGCATGTCGAGCAGCGACGTGCCGATCGTGAAAGACTTCTGGCGCCAGAACGACGTGAAGCCGCTGCGCAGCCGCTACTACGACCTCGCGCGCGAGGCGAAGGCGGCGGCCGAGGAATTCCACGTCGCGAAGAAGGCGGCGGACGGCGAAGCGCTAGACGACATCTTCGCGCGGCCGGAACAGTCGGAAATGATCTCGCTCGACCGGATGACCCAGCGCTACAGCAAGGCGATCTCGGCGATCCGGGACGAGGCGGTGACGGTGAACGCGGACAAGACGCTCTCGACCGAGCAGAAGCGCGCGCGCCTGAAGGAGCTCGAGGGCGAGGAGGAAGTGCTGTACCGCGGCGCGCTGGAGGCGTTCAAGAAGCCGTGACGATCAGGGCGCGCCGGGTTCGCTCGGCGCGCTCTGCTTACTTCGCCGCGTCGTGGATGCTGGGGTAGAGCTCGTAGCACGCGCCGACCGACCAGCGCGTTTTCGCCTGCGCGGCGCATGCCTCGGCGCTCGAGTACCCGAACAGGTTTGACTGCCCGATGAAAATCCCCAGCGCCAAGGCGCCGACGATCAGCACGAATGGATGCCTGCTGACGATACGCCGCAGGGCTGCGCCGGCTCGAAACCAACGGTTCTCAGGTGCAATGTCGATGGTGCTCATGATCTGTCCTCAAATGCCTTGTAGCGGCGACTGCATTGTAAGGCAATATCATCGCCGCGCGCGATCCTCCTCCTCGATGCGGCGCATCGCCTCCTGCACACGGCGTAGCTTCTCGACCTCATGCGTCGCCGCCGCGGCAACCGCGTCGCGGATGAACGACGACTTTGAGGCGATGGCCCGGTTCTTCACGAGGTAGTCGAGCTGGAGCATCAGCGGCTCAGGAAACGGCACGTTGATGCCGATCTTTCTCTCGGGATTGCCCTCGTTCCAGGGCGTTTCATGTTCGGTCACTTTGGGCCTCTTGCCTGATGATGAAAGCCGCGGGCGCGGCTTGGTGTTTGCCATAGGTGTCTCCGGGTTTCGCACTGTGCCGCACCATGCAGCCCTACACCGTCGAAAGTGGCACCGGATTCTGTTGTGTAATAGCGCCCGCCCGCGGATTGTGGTTATGTAACGCAACCGCGGTGCTACAATCGCACCGGGAAAATGGGACTACGGGGCCGCGTTCCACATGGAAAATCAGACTGGTGAATCGGGGGGCGTCCTGCTGGCGAAAATCGCCGGCCTTTGGGCGGTTGTGGGGATCACGTCCTGGTCGGAGGCGGCGAGCTTTGCCGCCTTCTGCTACACGATGTGGTTGATGGGGGCGAAGTTCTGGAAGGAAGTGCTTCGCCCGATTTGCGAGCGTCGGGGGTGGGTTTAGTCCGCCCGGCGGCGGCAGGGGAGCGCGACGATGGGTAATCGCGCACGCACCCTGATCGGCGCGCTGGCGGTCAGCGCCGCAGCATTCGGCACGTGGGTCGCCAGCGAGGGATTCGCGCCGAAAGCGGAAATCCCGACGAAGGGCGACGTGCCGACGATCGGCCACGGCTCGACGCGGTACGAGGATGGCACGCCCGTGAAGATGGGCGACACCATCACCCGCCAGCGCGCCGACGAGCTGGCGCGCAATCTCATGGCAAAGGACGAGCGCGATTTGCGCGCGTCGCTTCCGGCCGACACGCGGCTCTATCAGGCCGAATACGACGTGTACCTGGATTTTGTCGGCCAGTACGGCATCGGCAACTGGCGCAAGTCCAGCATGCGCCGGCACGTCATCGCGGGCGAGTATGCGGCGGCGTGCAAGGCGCTGCTGAACTACCGTTTCGCCGCCGGCTACGATTGCAGCACCCTCGTCAACGGCAAACCGAACAAGCGCTGCTGGGGCGTGTGGGTGCGCCAGAAGCAGCGCTATGACACCTGCATGGGGGCGCAATGAATCCGTTGAACCCGTGGGCAATCCTCGGCGCCATCGTGGCAGCCGCCGCCTGCTTGACGGCCGGCTGCTGGCTCGGCGTCGACGTGGAACACGCGCGCCGCGTCGCCGAGGTCAACGCCCTCAAGGCGGATCATGCGCTCGAAGCAAAACGGCTTTCCGACGCAGCAACAGAGGCGTCGGAGAAGGCCCGCAAAGCCGAGGCAACCATGCGCGAGAAGGTCGCGCAGATCGATCAACTTCAAACCGACCTGGACCATGCGAACTCTAAAAACGCTGATCTTCGTGGCCGTCTCAGCAGCGGCACTCAGCGCGTGTACGTCCGCGCGAAATGTCCCGCCGCCGCCGGCGGTAGCGTGTCTGGCTCCGCCGCCCCCGCCGGCGTGGACCATGAAGCCGTCCGAGCCGAACTTGACCCAGCGGTTGCGGGCGAACTGGCTGGAATTGCCGGCGACGGCGACGACGCAATCCGTCGATTGACCGCGCTGCAAAGCTACGTGCGTGACGTGTGCCTCGAGCCGCGTCAATAGGTGTCCTCCTCCCCTTGGCATGGGATTGCCCCGGCTCTCGCGAGTCGGGGCTTTTTTTC